CCTCACCACATAGTGTTATAACTTCGACTGCCCCTGTGCAGCTAGACTGCCCCTGTGCAGCTAGACTGCCCCTGTGCTCCCTCGCTTTGCTTAGGTCGCACACCAAATTTCCGTTTACAAACAAACTAATCTTCATATTTATTGTTTTTTAAATATTTCGCAACACTATCCATTACACACTCAACACACCAACCTAAAAGGTATGCAAAGTGCTCATCCTGCCCATTTTCATATCCCATAGAAATATCACAATACCCAAATACATTACAAACATAATGAACAGATTCATGAGCAACAGCTCTCACCCCTATACCATCGTTGGATAACCAAATAAGTACACCTAAATGGTTTGTACTTTTTTCCCTTACAAAAATAGTCATGCCATTACAGCCCTCAATTTCATCTTTTGATGTATCTATCGGGTCATGATTAAGTTTGGTGAATTTTCTATATATTTTCCCCCATTGATCATCTCCCACTGCAACATACAGTTTAAGGGGATATATTTTAGGATCGTATTTTGTTATCATCGCAAAACATCTTTTAGTAATATATCGGGATGCTCTTCTTTAGGTTTAGATTCTTTGAATCTATATATAAAACCACTTGCATTCATGTTAGCTTTCTCGTATAAATCATCTGTAAGAGAAGCCTTGTATAACTTCATCTTTTCTTCAAAATGGTAATCAAGTTTAGGTTGATCAATTATAACAGCTTGTATATAACTCCATGAATATTTCCATAATAAAGCCCAATCCTTAATTACTACCAAACCTCCGAATAGCTTTAAATCTCCTCTGAATTGGGGGAAATCTTTTTGGATAGATCCTCTTGAGCCGATTTTGCATCGAGAGATAATTTCATGGCATCCTTCTTGCTTAATGTCGCTGTCGTATCTATCAAGAATGCTAAACGGATTGTATTTGTAAAAAAATCTCCCACATTAGCCCCCTCCACGATGGCTTCTATCAACGGAGTGAGTTCCTTGTGGTCATAATGCCTGCTTAACCACCAAGCATATATACGTCTTGCAAAAGGAATGATTTCAAAAAACCAATAGTTATTTAATATTCCTGCCGCAGCAACTTTGTATGGAATAGACGCATCATTTTTCATTATTGCAATCATTTCCTTTTTCGCTGTATCGGGATTGATAATGTCACGTATCAACAGCTTGTCTACAATATAATCGTATGCACCCAGTCTAAGACCACGCACCTTGAATTTCTTATTGCCAACCATAACCTCTTTGTATTTATGAGTGGCAAACTTCTGCATCTTTATCTGATCATCTAAATCAGGCTGTTTCCAATTAAATAGTCCCATGTATTATTAATCTAGCTTAAATGGTTTTACCGTTAATTTACCTTTTACATCCACTTTTGATATGTTTTCAGGTGAATTTGTAGAAACGAACACTTTCGTATATTCCGATGATATTATTTCAATACTAGCGTTATCAAGCAATGTAATATATACTATGCTATTATCAAGTGCAACAATATTTACATGACTGTTATCCTTGACATACATTTCTCCTATACCATAGTCATTATAGGTGACAACACAATCACAAGCTCCATTAAATATAGACCATTTAGGATTGCTTATGAACAGGTTTGTATCATCAACGAATACATTAAACTTCTCCCTAAATCCTGCAAACTCCTTCTTGATTATTTCATTTGACGGGTATCTGTTAAGCAGGCAGAAATCAATGTATCTAATATACATCTCGCATAATTCATATTTATCTAGGTTACCCCATTCGTTCAATCCTTTTTCGCAAGCTCCAAGACTTATAGCCTTTTGCTTTAATTTATCAGACAATTCTTTATCTGTCATGGTGTTATTTTTTACAGCAAAAATACAACAAAGGTTAACAAAAATCAAACACAATCAGTTAAAAAACAATAAAAGCCGGACAAAAATGCCCGGCTAATAATATATAACACAACTTATCCGCCAACTGAATTATCCAATTCCAGAACCATCATGGTTTTCAAATGTTGTGTATTAACTTCCAACGCTGTAACTGTCACAGAAAATCCAAGATAACCTGCATTACTAGGCGCACCTGTAAAGCTAACGGCCCATGATGCTTTCGGGAAGAATATCATACGATCACCAGTACCATTGATAATACCGATAGGGCGTACAAACTGTTTAAACGCACTTGCTCCAAATGCTTTCAATTTTTGAGTAGTACCTTTTCCGAAAGCGTCTTGTGTGTCAGTCAGAGAATCCAAATTCAATTCAGGAGTTGTATTACCAGTAGTAAAGAATGCAAATGCAGCCTTAGAGGTAGACATACCTGTAAACGTGAATGCCATAGTACCAGGTGTGATGTTCTGGAACACGGTAGCACCTTGTTCATTCTTGGTTTCAGAAGTGTCAGCGTCCGTTCCTGCGGATTCTGTAGTACCAGACTCAATATTAGGCAGGATTTTTGGATTCAAAAATGATGAATATTGAGTCGAATCGGTAATTTCAATAGGATCAAAAGTCAAAGCAGCCGACTGCCCGTTCAAGTAAGCAGGGCTGGTGTCTAAATTTACTCGTGCCATTCTATTTTCTAAATTTAAAAGGTTATTACTATATGTCGAAAACGTATCTATTGATGCGTTTTCACTCTTTTTTCTTACGGTTCCCATGCGGCTAATCTTTATAAATATCAACGTTTAACAGAACGGATGTATAATAAAATCCGACACCATCAAACATTGGTGGTAAAACATTAAATATTTTAAAATGAAGCTGCACAGCCTTTTGAGGAAATAAGTCCACAATCTTCTCACTTAACGCATCCATAATTGACGGATAAATATTACCCGGTAATGCTCTAACAAACAAAGTAACCGTAGCCATTGTTTCTCCCTTCCCAAAATGTCCATAAGGACCATTTTCAGTGTTGCTTACAATCCTAGTATTATTGTTTACAACAATAAAACTCGTTACCTTATCGTCAACATTTGCAGGACGCTGTACTTTATATACATCATCAGCAATATTCTCGTCCAATACAATATTGTACAAGGTTGTATTTATCGTTGAAGGATTAAAGTACCCCATTTACCTCACTTAAAATATTTGTTCAACATATTAGCTGCAATTTTTTTAAAAACTACAGTATATTTACCTCCGTTTAAATCTGTTTTTGTTTTAAGCCAAGAATCTGTAAGAACATTCAATAAATGGTAATTCTCCAAATACTTCCCATAAAACATGACAGCAGCTACAACTAGTTCGTATCTTCCGGACCTATCAGACTTGTAACTATTGAAGAAATCTTTAGCTACTTCACGTCCCCAATACTCAACTCCGTTACGCTTCCTTGGTTCATCCGCAACCTTAACCGCATTTGCCCACACAATCTTCTTTAGGACTCCATCTTTATAAATGCCGCAACCATAACTATCTTCAAGATTGAAAGTTTGATTGGTAAAGCCTTCCATGTCTTTTATATCATCCATAACATTTGTCGCGATATCTTCCATGAACTGCATGATAGATTCATCCAAGGCAAGCTGGACATTACTACCAAACTTTTTCAAAACTTCATCATTCTGTTTTGCTGACATTCTTTGTTCTAGTTTTTCTTGTTGTCGGTTTATTCAGTTTATCAATCTGCTTTTTTAGCTTATCCCTATCCTCCTTGGCGTTTTTCAACTCATTCTTTATACCATTCATCTCATTGTAAAGCTCTTGAATCTTCTGATAAGCATTACGAAGAGATTCTTGATAACTTAATATTTCCTCTTGAGCCTTTTTTAATTGAGCACCTTGAAGAGCAAATCCTTTTTCTAGATTATCCAAGGTAGAAGAGTCAATTTCAGTTTCTACTTTTTTCTTCTTTTGCTTGAACAAAAGAACAGAGGTTATAAGGGTTATACCATTTGTTCCCAACAAAGCAAGTATTATTTCTGTCCAGTTGATTGTCATAGTCTTTTAGTTTTCTATTTGGTTAAAGTATACTACCGTCCCAAATTCCATATTATTAAATGGAGGCTTCTTTATCTCACGCCAATTGTTACTATTGTCAGAAAAAGGATGGTTGAAATTCTGCCAGTCTAACAAGCATCCAGATGGTATCGTAACGTCATTATCTTCTAGGTAAGCGGCATATTCGGATTTATCCACATCATTCGTTTCTGAACCAGTATCCTTTTCCTGTATGTTTGCTTTTCCTTCATATATCATTTCCCAATCTGGAATAGATTGATATTTATCAGAATTATTTTTATTCTGATAAATCCTCACCATATCAGGAAACATATCTTCACCTAAAACACTCTTTCCCATATCACCATCTCAATCTAGTTATTTCAACATCTGTTCCAACATCCAAATTCAAACCCCATTTGGCATATAATTCCTTTGCGCGTTGTTCCAATCTTTTCTTATCATTGATAGAAATAGTCTTGCTAGTGTCAGTAATCGACCAATTACCAGCTTTCTTCGTCTTTCCCTGTATCGTTGAAGGGGCAGTGCAAACAATGAGAAGCAAGTCAGCATAAGCCAAATCCTTCTTCATCTCAGACGTTTCACGGCTGTCATCAGACAAACGGAATCCCCATTTCTGGGCAACACTGATATACGATGTGTTTTTCAACTCATAGTCAATCTGTGCTTTCAGATATTCACGCATAGACATATAGAAATATGCTTCCACCTTCATGTTACCCTTTGCTGTTATCTGAGGGGTAACTTGAATAGTAAACGGATTATCCGAAACTTTCAGTCTATCTTCCGGCTTCAATGTTTCATTGTCGGCAATAAGCCAGTATCCGAACTCTACACTTTCTTCGGGAATAGCTTGGAGCGTGAGAGTATCTCCAATGAAATACTCCCCTGCGCCCTTTGCTGTGCCTTCGCCATTTATATCAATAATGACCTTCATGGTTCAACCTTTTACAATCCCGTATTTGACTGTTCGTCAACCTTCATAATGATAAGGTTGTTCGGATTCTTCATCACAGGACATGCCCACAACTCACCTGAACTCTTCTCAGCATACGGTTCAGAAGAATACTGATGCAAGAACGCGATACGTCCGCCTTCCAAAGAAGAAATACGTACAGCCGGGTTGGTATCCTGCAAATACATTGACGGTGAGTTCTTGATACGGAAGAACTGACCGCTCTGAACAAGAACAACGGTGTTCTTTTCAAAAGACGGTTTGGCTTCCTCAATCACACCAAGTTTGTTCCATTTTGATTTTTCATCAACAGGAATAATCACAGGAATAGAGAACACCTTCATCAGCACATCAACAATCTCCTGATTGTTCATAGGATAGATTGTAGTAGATGCTGCGGCAGGAACAAGACGAGCCTGTACTGCTGCTGTCACTTTCGGGTGCATCAGGAAGTTGTCATACAAATCCTTGGACATTTCAAAGTGGTCGTATGGTACACCGTCATTGTCGGCAATCTTACACATTCTTTGAAGGTCTTTAATAGGATCTGCATTATCGTTCGATGTCCAGTCTGTATCGCTAAACCATTTCTGCTTCAACGCTTTCAACTTGTGTTTTGCAGGAACACGATAGTCAATCTGAACAGGGATTGAGTTGGTACCACTAGCTGTATAGTTAAGCATACCTGTAGAAAGAGCCTGATAAGTCATGCAGTTCAACTCGGTATGGAAACCTTGGATACACGCTTCCATCTTTGTGTACCATTTCTCACGGATCTTGTCAAGCAATGCGCCTTGCGGAATGTCAAGTTCATAGAACTCCTGAATATCGGTTTCCATAAACTGAATGGCGTGACCCATCTTCGGAATACGGCCAGAATACCATTCAAATCCCGTAGTATCCATGATAGGCTTTTCAGCCAAAGGAGCCAGCATTACAGGACGGGTAGCCTGTGTGTATTCGTCAACCATCACGTTCCATGATTTGCTCATCTGAGGAACATCCCAATCTCCGTAGCTTCTCCAGTTTTCGTTATCAAATTTCTGATTGGCATAATCCATAAGTTCCTGCATCTCCCCGGAGAAATGCCAATCATAGAAACTAAATGTCGATCTTTGCATAAAACAAAAAATTTAATTAGTTATACAATGTGTAACGGAAAACGCAAGGATATGATTCATCATCCTTCATCGCCTTTTTGATTGCCGAAGCTACGGGCGGAATGCGTTTTTCCAAAATCTCACTTGTCACCATCCATGCACCGTTGAAAGGATAGAGAGTGGCACCGGGAATGGTGTCAACATCATAAGGCAGGATAGCATTAGGAATAACCTTGAATTTTGCGCTAGCACCAACCTGTGTAACTTCAACCAAAATATCGGTCAATTCCAATTTACCTGCATCCCCGGACAATGTAAGGATGTCATATTCGTCATGAGACGAATCAATAGCGTTAATGGTAAAGCCAGTTGTAGTACCTGCGGCAGTAGTAGGTGCTTTACCGACAACCATGCCAACCTTGGCAACTGTATTACCCATGATTTTTTCAACTTTTACCGTAGCACCAGAATCCGATTTCTCGTACATTCTGAATGAATAGTGAATGTCACCGCCATTCTGCTTTGAGGAATCACATTTAATCATAGTGCCAGCCGGAAGTTTGTTCCCAACTGTAGGCATACGTTCTACTGGAACGTTACATCCTACCAACAGTACGTGCAAAGACGTATCATTAGAAAAGATATGTCTTGCGCCACCAATCTTACTATAACTTGTTGCAAGAACTCCTGCTTTCATAATTAAAAAAACTATTTGTTAATTTTACTGTAATATCGGCTGACAATGTTGTTTTCCTTGTTAGCCTTATCTTCTTCTCTCTTTCTATCTATGAATGACTTTACATCGCTAGAACCACCCTTGTCAGAGATGAAAGGATTAATGCCATCCTTTGTGTATTTAGTACACGTTTCATTGTACTTTCCCTGTATTTTCAGAAGAATGCTTGTATCTTCCTCTTCGGGCGAAATCTGAATGTTCTCAAAAATGATATTGCGCAACAACTCATTAGGCATACCTGCTTCCGGGCGTTTAATCAAATCAGACAGCTTCTTGCGCTTTTCAGTTACAATCTGCTTCTGTTTTTCCTCCTGCTCTTTAGCTTCAAACTCTTTCTTGAACTTTTCAAACTCTTCAAGTTTAGCCTTGACATCATCGGGCAACTCAAACTGTTTCTGTTCGGATGATTGTTGTTGTTGTTGTTGTTGTTGTTGTTGTGACGAATGTGATTTTTCCCATTCCTTTTTCAAGTTGGATATCTCCTGTTCCTTGATTGTATCCCACTCTTTGCGCTTATCAGACGCAAACGCTCTTACCTGACCTGCCACAGTGTTCTTTAAATGATTCACAACACTTTCATTCCAGAACTTTTCCGCATTTTCCTGCGGTGCGAACGCTGAGAACTCATTAATTGTCTGTTCGATTGTACGATCTGTAATAACGGAGCTACTTTCTCCCAACGCATTCTTGATACCTTCAAAAATGACTTTTACATTTTCATCCATATACTATTTATTTTTTTTATGTGATTCATGCACAAGACCTTTGCGCACAGTAAGTACCTCTTACCGATGCAAATGTAGTTAAAAAATGTGTATAAGCAAAAAAAATATTTAAAAAAACATTATATTTGCAAAATACATACAGAAAGATGGAAGAAATTGACTTAAAATACCGAGGATTAAAGACTAAGGATGTTGTCAAATCGTTAAAACGATATGGCAAAAGGGGAATTATACCATATAAAAGCCTTGATTTCGTCCAAAAATATATAGAGGACAGAAGAAGCAAGGGGTACAAGGTAAATTTGCTTGCCCCACAGAAAGGTTCGCAGGAAGCATTTTTAAGGAACAAGGCAGGAATAAAAATACTGCACGGGAATCGTGGGGGAGGAAAATCCGTATGCCTTGGAATGGATATACTGAGTTCATGCAACCATCCGTCATTTTCCGCACTTGTTTTCCGTAAGGACAAGACATCCGCAGAAAAAGCGGACGGTATTCTTAAAGTGGTTTCAAAGATGGTTGAACCTTATGGTGAGTATATTGATTCAAAACGCCTTTCAAGACTTGACGCAGGAGGTGAAATACGGTACGATTATTTCGGTGATGCCTGCCTGTCGGGAGAAAAAGGCGTAAGCGAATTTAAGGACAGACAACAGGGTGGTAACGTTGTCAAGGTGGCGATAGACGAGTGCTCACAGGCAACAGAACCTATCATAAACTACCTTCAAACGGTATTGCGTTCATCATCAGGACTAAGAACAAGTCTTATAGGCGCGTGCAACCCAAATCCGTACAGCGATTTCTGGAGAGCACTGGTATCATGGTGGGTAGACGATGATGGAATAGCAATTCCTGAAAGATCGGGGAAAGTAAGATATTTCTTTCAATATGGAGATACTATACATGAAACAGCATGGGGTGACAGCCCACAAGAAGTATTTGCTCAGGCAAAAGATTATATCATCGCAAGATTCGGTAAAAATACCAAAATTGACGAAACAAACTGTAAAAGATACATCAAGAGCATAACCTTTATAGCTTCCGGGCTGGAAGATAACAAGATACTTATGGCTTCCAATCCAGACTATCAGAAAAACCTTGGAGGAACAGCACAGGAAGTATCCATAAACGCATTAGGTTCATGGAAGCTGATAAAAGGGGGAAACGAGTGGATAACCCGTGACGAAATGGAGGAAATGTTCTCATCTCAGCCTGTGTTTGACGATTATTTTGAATGTGCTACACTGGATATAGCATACGGTCTTGGTGACGTTTGTGTAATGGGGCACTTCATAGGACACCACTTACAAGACCTAGAATGGTCAAACACATTAAAGCCTAGGGATTTGAACCTATGGGTAAGAAACAATCTACGGAAATGGGGAATCGGTGAAAACAGACTGGCATTTGACGGTCTTGGAGCACCGACATTCCGTGACGCATTTCCCGAAAGTCTGGCAATACTTAGAGGTGTTCCGAAAAGGCTAGACAAAAGCAAGGATGATCAACCTGTAAGATTCTATTTCGATCTAAGGGCACAGCTTGCCGATGAAATGGTAACACGTATAAAAGGAACAAACCTAGGATATTGCGGATTCAGTATAAACCCAGAACTTCTTGACAAACCGTATGTGAACAAAACAATACGGGAAGCACTGATGGACCAGAGAAGAGCAATAAGACGTGACGTGGAAAGGGAAAACGGGAAACTAAGACTGCTGAAAAAACAGGAAGCAAAAAAGATTGTAGGATGCTCGCCCGACTTGATAGAAGGAACATTTTTATACAGGACATATTTTGATATATGCGATATAATGATTGACATACCTAACGATATAATGGATGAATTAAAATATTTATAATTACCTATGGAAATTTTAAAATTAGACGTTTTATTACGAAAAGAACCGTTCAAAGTGGCACTTGCGTCAAGATGTGACGATGGAAGAGGTGGAGGAACAAAGAAAAAGCCAAGACGCTCCACTTTGATATACAAATATATGTCACAAGATGATTTCCTAGCGCAATGGGATACATCAGGGCATTATATACACAACAGACCCGACTGGAAAGACAGTATCCCGTCAGACGAGGATGCCACATCATCGGATGATGAAAGCGCGAATGTAGGTGCTCAGAAAAGAAAAAAGAAATCGGCATCAACTCCCTATGTACTGCAAAGACGAGCATTTCCTCTTCAAAGGATGATACATAAGAAAAGGGTATCACACCTGTGTACCAATCCTCTTAAATTCCAGATAAAAAAAAGCGCGTCAAACCAGCAGAACAGGGATAAGCTGACAACATACAAGGAATACTGGACTGATTCTCTCATGGAAACAGCCAAGTTTGAACTTATAAGCGAAGCCGGAAAGGTAGGAGATGCTGCCATATATATATATAAGGATAAGGACGAGATAAAATACAGGTCTTTCAGCTACTCAAAAGGAGATATACTGTATGAACATAAAAACAGAAGAGGGGAAAGAATAGCTTTCGCAAGGGAATATACAACCACATATATCTCGGCTGATGGAGAAGAGCATACAGACACACTTGTCGATGTATGGACTAAAGATGAGTTTTACACGCTTGATTCCAACGGAGATATAGCAACGGATATTGACGAAAACGGAAATATCATACAACTGCATCAATTCCATAACCTGGGATTTATACCTGTAGTATATCTACGGCTTGAACTTCCATTTTGGGGGGCAGTACAGGACTTGATAGACGATTTCGAGTTCTTAATGTCAATGATAGGAGAATACAACACACGACAGGCATTCCAAATGCTACTTATCAAGACTAACGGAAGAATAAACATTCAAAGAAACGGATTGGGAGGAACTTCCATTTTACGTGTAGGAGCAGAAGATGATGCACAGTTCATGGGTAAGATGGACGCTTCAAACTCACTGTTCACCGAAATAGATAACATATACAACGGGATACTTGACGGAAGCGGTGTTGTTCCGCCAATGCAATCATCATCAGGTGACAGACCTACTGGAACAACGGCAATGTATTATGAGCCGGAAATGGAATGGGCGAGAAGTGATGCACAAATGATGAACACAGCCATAAATGACATGGCCAATATATTCAAATACTATGTAGGAGTAATGGAAGGTGACGCAACAGGTTATAATGCTCTAAGAATAAACGCTACCATAGAGCCATACTCATACATAGACTTCTCTGAATGGAACAATACACTCGTTCAGCTTGTGAACTCCCGAATAATATCATTACAGACAGCAAGAGAAGAAAGTGACTTCTCTGCAAATAACGAAGATGATAGAATGGACGAACAAGACAGAAGATTAAACGATCTGGAAGCTAGGGTGATAGAGGAAAATAATGAAAATAATGAAAACAACGATAACAACGATAACAGCTAAACTATGGGAAAATTTACAAATTTACTAAGAAAAATAAGAAGGGCATTAGACTATATTTGCCTTAACAATTTGAGAGTTGACGGAATGGAACATCTCATTGCAGGAATACTTGTAGTAAGCATGGCGCAATGGTTTTTCTCCGTATGGACAGCAATAGCACTAACCTTGTTCATTCTTGTGGGAAAAGAAATCGTCTACGATAAGTGGCTTAGACAAGGAGTGCCCGAATGGAGAGATGTATTCTGGGGAGCAGTAGGGATGGTGCTTGGATTAATGTAGAAAAAAACACCACAAAGTTTTTATATATCAAAAATTATTATTTACTTTGTGGTGTCTAAACTTAATAGCGGCACGAGCCGCATACATCGGCTTTTTTTTGTGCCCATATATAACGTGTATATCATTACAAAATATATACTGCACCGTGTCGGGATGTAGAAATACTCTCGGAGTTTTGCTATTAAGACTTAGACAACACGTAGTGCAGTTTTTTTTATTGTCTAAAATAATAGCTATGTTAGAATTAATCTTATCTAAAAAGAGTAGCGAAAGCGAAATCAAATCGTATTTCAACGCAGTTCTTGAATTGTCAAAGTCTGACAATGAGTTCCCAATCAATCTTGATGAAGTATGGATGCTTGTTTATGGCAGGAAAGAGGAAGCTGTAAGAGCACTAACTTCAAGTGAACAATTTATAGAAAATATTGATTATCAAGTTTTACGCAAGAATGCGGAAAACCAAAAAGGCGGAAGGCCTACAAATGAATACAAACTTACCGTTTCCTGTATGGAGTTTTTTATTGCTCGCAAAGTACGTCCAGTTTTTGAGGTTTATAGGCAAGTGTTTCACAAAGTGGCAAAGCATGAACTTTCCCGAAAGGAGCTTGCACTAATGGTAGTACAAGCCGAAGAAGAGAAAGAGAGGCTTTTATTAGAGAATAACCATCTTTCCGAAACAGTAAATTTACAAACGGAAGAGTTGCAGAAAGCCGCCCCAAAAGTCAACTACTACGATAACCACCTACAAAGTGTAAACACACAGACAAGCACACAAGTAGCAAAACAAATTGGAATGTACGCTGAAAAGTTACATAAAAAACTTAAAGAAATAGGAATTATATATCGACAAAGCGGTCAATGGATACTTCATACTCCATACTCAACGTTTGGATTGCACTCTACCCGTACACAAACGTACACACGTTCGGACGGTTCTGTAGGAACAAGCATATACACAGTATGGACTACCAAAGGTGTTCGTTTTATTATTTCACTGTATGAAAACGATTGGAATGTGAAGAAATCTATAGAACAAATAAAATGATGGTAGGTCACGGGTAAACAACATGCCCATGTTATGCGTGATATTCGCAATCTATTATCGCAAGGTGTAGCCGAATCCAATTTTGGATTGGGCTCATACACAGACGCTAACGGTCAAGAAAGACCTCTATTTAATCTAACTCCGAAAGGTTGTCTTATTCTCGCTTCGGGCTACGATGCAGTTCTACGTGAAAAAATCATAGACCGTCTTGAATAAATAGCTTTCAAAAAAATATTGTTTTCGTTTGGTAGTATGGAAAGTTTGCGTAACTTTGTACCGTTCACAGATGACGATTGCATTCGTTACGTTAAGCAAGCGGTTAAGTTGCTCATATCATACATGGGTTTTTTTTATGCCCTTATTGGATATTGGCGGTTGCCTTTACGTAAGATTATAGTATTTGCTCTCGTAGCGAATGCGCCATCTGTGAACAGCGTAAAGTGCAACCGCTTTCTTTTTGATAAAGTTGCCACATATAATTTCTTATAATATTAAATGTTCACAGATTATGGCAGAATTAGTATTTCAAAACAACAACGGCAACGATGTGACTACTTCGTTACTTGTTGCGGAAGTGTTCGGGAAAGAACATAGTAAAGTAGTCAGAGACATTGAAAGTCTTTCATGCTCAGCGAGTTTTAATGCCGCCAATTTTGGCGTTATTACCTACATCGATAGTAGAAATCGAGAACAGACCGCTTACTAGTCCTAACTGATATGCTAAAAAATACACCGCAAAGTTTTGCAGTTCCAAAAATTATGCGTTACTTTGCAGCGAACGTCATAACATAATAACTCTTGGGCAAAATAAAGCGAATACATTTTGTACAAGATATTGGGAAACCCTCTAAGGTGGCAGAAAGGAAACAATCTGCGACTTCTATGCCCTGCGTATGTTGTGACGTTCACACCTACGGAGGGTTTCTTTTTATCATAATTCGTTAAAATATGAACGTCACAACGAATGAACTGATTCCTATTAGTGAGAATAACGGCAAGAGAGCCGTTAATGCACGTGATTTACATGCTTTTCTTGAAAGTAAAAGAGATTTTTCAACGTGGATTAAAGACCGTATTAAATCTTATGATTTTGTTGAAGGTGTTGATTTTCAATCATTCACCGAAATTGTGGAGCGAGAAATAGGAGCTACAAAACGAATTGAATATGCTCTGTCAATCAGTATGGCAAAGGAACTTTCCATGATTGAGAACAACGAGCGTGGAAAGCAAGCGAGAAAATACTTTATCGCATGTGAGGAAAACAAGCACGAACTTTCCCGAAAAGAGCTTGCCTTAATGGTGATTCAAGCCGAAGAAGAGAAAGAACGCTTGGCTTTGGAGAATGAAAAGCAGCAAAAACAGATAGAGAAGCTCCAGCCCAAAGCGGACTTCGCCGACAAAGCCTTTGCGATGGAAGGCAAATGTGATATAGGACAGGCTGCCAAGATACTCGGCTTACCATTCGGACGAAATACCTTGTTCAAGAAACTTCGTGAAGCAGGAGTATTCTTTGCTAACAGGAACGAACCAAAACAGAAGTATATTGATGCTGGGTATTTCGAGATGAAAGAAAAACCTATTCCAAGAGAGAATCACCCAGGTTTTGTTGTGATGGTTGTTCTATGCACACAAAAAGGTCTTGCATATATCAATCACCTATTTGGCGGGAAACCGTCTGATGGAAAATTAGCGAGAATAGTATAGCACTATACATCTGTTATTACTAAAAAACAAGGAGCGACAAAAACATCGCTCCTATATTTCCTTTAACGTATAATTGATCACTTTATCGTAACCCAAACCTGTTCGCCACGCTTTATCGCATCGTCAATCAATTTGTTCAACTTGTCAGAAGTATAGCGTGATTCGGTAAGCCTGCCTTTTGATGTATTGTTACCTACAAGGATACATCCGGCAGAATCCTTTGCTGTATTCCCACAATTTCCTGTAATAAAGGGCACATCAAATAAACTATTTCTTGTAACTATTGTATGATTTTTATTTTGAACACAAAACACATATCCACTATATGGCTTTTTAAAATAGCAAGACTGAGCAGGTGTTCTTGTTGGTTTGTCTTTTTTTATAGATAACATATACCCATCTTTCCACTTATCAGTTCCACTTTTCTCATTAGACATTGAAGATGAATATCCAGACAGGAATGCCATTATTTGAATTTTGTTTAAAGTGTCTACATTTGTAGAAGCTATTTGATACTGAAAGTTTTCTTTTTTCATATTAGCATATTTACCATCCGCAAAATGATACTCATCAATTAATGAAATCATTTGCTCTTTTGGTAACATGGTAAAAGAACTAGGAATACATTTCCCATCCTTACCCAAGTGATTAGGATCTACCATATTTGCTATTTTATTACAATCAGGATGCAAAATTCTGATTGTTGTAGACCCATCTTTATTCTTATTTACAGAATATCTTAATTGTGATTTATCCAATAAAGAAATTACTCTATTTATCTTTCTTTCTTTTTTATAATGAAAAGAAACAGTACACCTTTCACCTGTTTTAGTATTATACCATCTAACATATCCATCAGCAACTACGTGCATACATATTTTACACATAACAAGAGTATCTTCATCAACACCTGATTCAATTGATGTATTTCCACATGCTATAAATGAAGAACCAATAGGTATATCTTTAGCTTCTATTAACCTTGTTTCACTTCCATATGCAAGATTTATATTACATAGCATTTTATGCTTATCAGTAACTCTATATGACGCACTATTATAAATACCATTAGGATATTCACAACAATACAAATCTCCAATATACTTTTCAATTATAACATTATCTATTGAAACAAGTTCCATCTTATTTGTTGACATGTTTAACGACCAGCATTTTTTAGGATTTTCTTTATTAAACCCATCCATATTAAGCCATCCCTTTTCTGTTAAAATTTCCATTTCAGGATGGAGGCAATGAATTAATATACCCTCAAAATGAGGCACATTCAACAGTCTTGGCATATTACGCCCGAATTTTGGTGACCAGTTGTATATAACCTGGTATCTTCCATAAGGAATAGCAGATTCAGCATAAACCTTCTTCTCGTTTCCATCAAACACTCCGTTCTTATTCACGTCAACAACACGATCTTCAAGCGTATTACTGAAAAACTCACCATCAATATACAAACGCCCTATAGTATAATCAGGCTTACACCATTTTCTTTCTACTAATAGTTCCATGTTTTTTTTTATTTATTGATACATTGCAAATGTACAAAAAAAGTATTATATTTGCAATGTAAATGAACCATTACGATGTTTTTACTTTGGCAGCAGGCAGATGTGAATCTTTACTGTTGCCTTTTTTGTTACATTACATATAAACATACAATGACACCCAATGAAATAAAACAATTTGTATGGTAAATTAAAGTCTAATACATACCTTTGCACTATGGACAACGAAAGAGAAATATTATCGAAACTTGACGCTATCATACAGAACCAAAAGGTTTTGTACGAGAATCAAATTGTCATATTTCAAACTCTAGCATCAATTGGGCAAAAGGTGTACAGTCAAAGCGATTTCAAGAGTTTGATGATAAACATGGTAGCAAACGGTATAACAGAAAGAGTAGAAGCCAATGATCAACAAAGAAGAAATATCTAAGATTGCAGACTATTACTTCCAGGTAAAAAGACTTGCGAACGGTATCAAATCGTCAACCAAAGAACGTGCGGAGAAGTTCTCTAAAGACCTTCTGGCCGTATTTCTTTTGGCAGGGGCTAAATCATTCAAGTCAATATCAAAACTCCCGGATAGCCAAAAAGAAAAAGTGCTTGAACTTACCAAAAAGTTCCGTGAGGATATATATAACGACATATACCAATATGTATTGGAAAGCAATAAGATGTCACTCGAACTAAACGATGATCTTGGATGGGAGTATATTTCAATGACGGACAACGGCATTAAGGAATATATGGAAAGGACATACGGTGGAGAAACGACAAAGCAGAGAATAAACACAAATACAAACAGATTTCGCGCTGTTGTTGAAGTATATCTTGCCAATACATTACTTTCCATAAAAACGAACAATATAGAAAAAATAACGGATGAGGTTCAAAAGAAGATATGGAACAACATATCATCACCATATAACGTATCATTTATTCCGCCAAGCAAACAGAAACACTACGGTAGAGGATATGCCACAAACGGTATAAGCCAGTTGTATGTTATAGAACAACAGATGATTTTAGGTATTTTCAATGAAGCAAATTACAACTCATGGAAAAACATTCCAAATTTCAAGGGATGGAGGACAGCAGTAACGTCTAAAAACCCATGCCAGTTCTGCATTGATGAGCAATACAGAATACACACAGACAGACCTAAGCTGCCGTTCCATGCCCATTGTTTGTGTATATTATATCCGGTGTTTACTGATTAAACGGAAGTTATTATATATGTTTCCATATGTATCACTGGGAAGAATCTCTATATGCTAAAGATACCCTAAATTCATTAACCTCTTTACTAGATAAATCCCATTCCAATTCTGTGGTATGTAAACCTTGATTATATATGTATCTAGAATAATTACTTCCACTTAAATCTGGAGTTTCCCAAACTCCTGGCTCTTCTTCATAATCAGGTATTGTCATAAAACATTTTAACCCTGTTAATCTACCACTTCCATCATCTATTGTATAATTTTCTTCGTAAATGTATTCTCTTCCAGAAACGGAAATAGAATCACGTTCTATATCACCCCATGTCTTAATACCAGGATTAAATAAAGTTTTATTATTATTATCTTGTACAACCATTTGCACACGTATGTCATAAGGTATGTATGTTCCCCTACCTGAATTATCTATAAAAATAACTTTATAGAAAAATCTCTTTTTAGGAGTAGTTATTTTCACACCTGTTATTTTTGTCTTATATCCAAAACACTCTGGAATAATAGGAAATTTATATCCTGTAGATGATGAAATCTCATGTGCTTCATTATTACTGTCAGGGTGACTTCCATGTACTGCTACAGCCATTATGGTACAAGACCAAGTGCCTATATCCATACTTTTAAAAGCAGAATAAATGTTTGAATTGTTTGGAGAAAAACCTAATCTTAGGCTATCAGAAGTTCCTCTTTCTCCTAAAAAAAATCTTCTATTACCATTCTTCTCTGCAACAATTAAAATAGCACATCTCCATGATTTTATTGAACTAGAAACAGTATCATTTATAAGTAGTGATAAAAGATTTCTAGAACTTCCATTTAAATCAAGTTTTACAGTTTGACTATACGTATCATAATCTAATATATTTGACGGAAGAATGTTTATATTTAGTTTAACAGGATATTCTACATGATTATACCCATCAAAATCAGTAATACGATATGCGCTTTTGGGAGATTTATACTCTGCTATAGTGCTAGATGGAACAGAATTTCCTATTGTATATATTATCATTTTTGTAAACGCAGTATATGTAGAATCGTTAAACTGCACAACGCCTAAATCAGATCTATCAATTGGTTTGATATATGAATATCTGTTTATTTTCCCATGCGTATTTGCACACGCATATCCCAAATCATAACCATCACTAGTAGGACCGATACCTAGAGTAGGATATACATCACTATCCAATCCGACAGGTGCAGTGATTTTACCGTTAGAGTGACCCATAATCACCCCCTTCCTCTATAACGGTATAAGAACCTTTACAAACAACAATGCCATTACAACTGATACTACGACAATGAATATCGCCATCAATTATAACAGCATCAGAAATGTCATAATCACTAGGAAGTTCCTCACCACATAGTGTTATAACTTCGACTGCCCCTGTGCAGCTAGACTGCCCCTGTGCAGCTAGACTGCCCCTGTGCAGCTAGACTGCCCCTGTGCAGCTAGACTGCCCCTGTGCTCCCTCGCTTCGCTTCGGTCGCACACCAAATTACCATTTACAAATAAATTAATTTTCATTTAACTCGCATATTAATTCATTAATATATTTTACACAAGAATCACACTCATCATAGCCATCCAAAATCATTGCACCGACAGTTATATGAAGTTTATCTATGACCTCTTTCTTGAACAACAAGGCATTTACTTTGCTTGTATCAGACTTTTCTATCACCGTTATTGCGGAATCAATCATCCTAGTGACTTCGGATGGTGACATCATAGGAATATCAGCACCTTTCCGCCAAGACTGATATTCTCTCAATTTTTTAAGAAGTTCTTTTTTTCTCATATATTTAGTAAATAAGGGATGGTTATAGCATAAATGAAAAGGACTATACCACCCCTACTAGTTTTTCTATGAAAATAATTTAAGGCAATTATATACTATTTTACACAACAAAATAAGAGTGCAACCGCTGTTATTGTTGTTGTGGTTACAAATATACTAATTTAGTCAATTACACCTTATTTATATTACTGTAAAAAAAATAATTGGTTCATATAGTTATATAATATGAAATATTTAATATATTTGCACTTGAATATACAAATAAGATTGGATATATCCAATCGTTGTACTGACATATAAAATAGCTCAATCGCCTTCTGAATCACCACCTCGGAAATAAAACGAGCTATAAATGAACCAATACATATTGGGTGAGTTGAAACCTTATAGGCGTAGACTTCCCCATAATGTATTGTGGCTTGTGGTGAGCCAAGAAGGCGTATGGGCGATAGTCTGCGCTTCCTTGTATACTTGTAATGCGTGGTTATTGCTGAAATTAGTGGAGCTTTATTTTTAGTATTAACCATAAAAATTCAAGTTTATGAAAAAGTTATTAAGTATGACGATGTTACTTACAGTAATGTTTCTAACGTTTTCCGCATGTTCAAATGACGATGATGATGTTGCCACAACTTATACACTCTCTTTTGATGTGCACTCTAACCTTTCTAGTACCGTCCGTTTATTTGAGTATAATGATAATGGGGATAAGATTGGTAATAAATCAATAGAATGCAAAGCAGGAGATATACATACATTTACTGCTGATCCAGAAACATATAAAGTAAAAGTTTATTTATCAATAGGGAATGTCATAGGTAAATGGGTTCAACAAGTATTTATACTAAAAAAAGGAGGGGATACAAAAATATCCATTGATGATAAAACTTTAATAGGGCCAAATGAACCCTAATTATAAGAAAGACCGGAGTTGTTACTCCGGTCATATATTTCAATTTTCTTCAAATCCTATAATCTTGTCTATGCCTTTATCAAAGCTGTCATTTGATTTCGGCTTTATATTTTCTATTAATTTAGGTAGATATGTGAGTGCTTTTTTATCTCTCTTACTAAAATAATCATAAGATACTTTGGGAATCCATTCAGTTTCTACATACTCGATAAAAGCTGGTAAAACAATGTTTTTGTATTGCCTTGCATCGACTGTTTTATTGTAGTTAGGGAATGTGTGCTTATATGTTTTATACTCGTGTTCAAATTGAGGATAATTCTTTTTTAGAAACTCTGGAAATCTTTTCCCAACACTTGTGTCTGGGCGAATTTCTGTTCCGTCAAAAGTCTTATCAGGAATATCATAACCTATTAAATGGAATTTTAAAAATACTCTTGTATATAGTTCTGATATTACAGAAAAATATCCTGGTTCAATTCTTCCAAAATTCAAATCATATCTGAGTATAAAATTTGATGGAGATTTTCTATCTATATTACCATAATATCCTTTCTTCCTTATTGATGGTAAAACTTCTTCGACTATCCAATCCTCGAATTTTTCTGCACTTGGTAGTTGTGATTTTAATATTAGTCTATACAAATCACTTTCAGGAATAAAAGACAAGGTTGTCATCCTTACAATTTCTACATTTTTACCATTCTTATCAGTGTAAGTGCCTGATTTACACGGTACGTCGTGTTTTACGACATGTTTGCAATGCCTAATTATTGCATCTCTTGTATTTGAATATCCAAGCATTCTTGCAACGTCCACACCGCAAAACAAAATTTCTCCATCATCAGTTTTTATTGTTCTCAAATCGTTAAAGGAATTTTCTTCATCCGAGTTATAATGAAAAACTCCGTATTGATAATTAATATCCACCATATACTAATTCTTTATAAGTTAATCTACATTCAACATTCTGCAAAAATAAATCAAATCTTTCTTTATCAGATAAAGAGCGAGTGTTAAAACGATACACGCATTCATCAATATAACGCTGCATGTGTTGTTTAGACCAATGGTAGTATATACCCATAATACTTCTTTTCACTAAAGCCCAAAATCCTTCGATGTGATTTGTTGTCAGATCACCACTACCATAAAATCCTGCTCCATGATTTACATTTCTATGGTTGTAGTAAATATTAGCCCCATCACTATAATTCCATTCGTCTGTATAAAGATTACTACCTTCTTTCACGTAATTATGAATAACAGAGAAAAGGGTATTTGATTTTGTGTCAGAAACAACTTTAGCAATAACCCTACCATTACGTTGAATCATTCCGAATACAGGTATTTTATCTTTGAAACTTCTACCTTGACAAGCCTTTACTTTCTTGTCTGCATGACGATTTTTATTCTTCCCACCAATAAAAGTTTCATCTACCTCAATAGTACCACTCAATTTACCACCATCACTGTCATTATTGTCATCTTCATTTGACTTATCGTTTTCTATACCTAAAGCCTTTCTGATTCTGTGAAGCATAAACCATGCAGTTTTCTGAGTTACCCCAATATCTTTACTTAATTGTATTGAAGATATACCTTTTTTGTGGGATAATACAAGCCATATAGCCATAAACCAATAAATTAAAGGTAGGGAGGTTTTATGAAAAATAAGTTTAGTCTTAACATTAAAGTATTTTCCAGTGTTTTTACAACGATATTTATTATCTTTGCATTTGTAGACTTTGGAAGTAGGATCAAAAGGGGAAACGACCTTTACACCCCACCTTCTTTCTTCCAGATAATCTATACAGCGCTGTTCTGTTGGGAAAGCATCTTGTAAATCTTTTAATGATTTGAATCTACTATTAAACATAAGGCTTAGTTTTTAATTATGCCCCTAATATAGTAACTTTTTACACAAGATGCAAATATAATGCAGTGTTTTTACATAATTGGTGTAAATTAATATATAATTGCCTAATTTAAAATCCAAGCAACAGTCTATAAGACAAATGTTGTTGTGAGCTACTCACGCCTAAAGGCATGAGCTTCTTCCTGCTTCTTCCTGTCATTGCTTTTTATGACAGTCCACAGGCTTAACTTTCCCACGCTCCGTGGGTAGGGCTTTTAAGCCAAAAGAATGTATGAACAAAAGCGGGAATTCCAGCTTAATTATTAAACAACAATCTCCCAATCATCGGCAAATACATCACTGATAGACGGAACCCATGAATCAGCACGCCCAGTGTTCTCGTTGTAAATAAGGCATTGACTCGTATAGTCAATGAATCCCTTACCTTTCAGAATAAGGTCTTTTGCCGATTGGGGAAGCGATTGCATCTTGGGGATAACATCACTCTCTATATGGGCTGGTACTTGCTTGAATACCATAAGATTTTTACCATTCCATCCCTTTCTGCGAATTGCAAAACCAGCACATAACAAAGAGATTGCACTTCCAAAATGCAGATATTCACAACGAACATTGTTTCCCTTCATCTTGGCATAACGAAGATTGATAATATGCTGATACCCTTGCATAATTTCAAATTGAGCGTAAATCATCGCTTTGGAATCACCATCAAGCTCATCAAACTTATCACTAAGGATAAAGTTTTTCAATTTATCAAGTCTGTCGGTAAGTTCTCTACCTTCAATAAGTATGCGGTCAGATGGTGTGTCAGCACACCTATATATTCCCTCAAATGATTCGGCAGGCAACCATCTTTCATAACCATCCTCATAACGGACACGATAACCTTTATCATCAAATTTTTCAGTTAACTGTTTTTCTCCAAGAAGACATTTTTCCCATGCTTCGCCTCTTGTCATAGGTTCGGCTTCAATTTGTTCTATTCCATCTATCTCAATATATTTTTTCATGTCAATACAAACAAAAATCACACATTTCAGACAACATAATAACCTTAAAAGGGCAAATCACTACATTCTCCAGACTGGGCAGGTGCGGAAGCTGGTGATGGTGATGGAGCTTGTGCTGGTTGCGGCATATCTATCTTAAAGCACCCAACTTCATTGTAATATTTACCCTGGTATTCTCTTGCTCTGATTTCAAGATGGGCAGTAATAGTATCACCCTCTTTCAATTGAAGATCACACAGGTTGCCCATTACATAGAAATACACCTCTTTGGCATACATGGAACCAATTTCCTCAACGAGAAAATTTCTCTTTTGCCAAGGATTGCCTGCCTTGCTTGTACCAGTCTGTAACTGACCTACTTTTTTTACTTTACAATTTAATACTAAATCCATTTTTTTATTTTTTATACTTATATTCTTTTATTTTGTCCAACTCTCTCATTGCGGACAGCCTTCTTTTGTGAGCGTCCACCCTTATCCAGAAAACCTTCCAGCTAACTTCCTTACCGTTAGTGGTGTTCTCTTTAAGTATCTTGCCACATTTTAAAATCTCGTTGACAAGATAATCATACCGTTCTTTATCATAGCAATATCTCATGCGACAAAAGTAAAGCATTAATGTTAATTTTTACACACATTTTAAAACGTTAATCCGTTCGGGACGATACCAACGCCCACTATCAGTTATCATAAATGAATCACCGAATACTTTTCTACCGATATTAAGCGCACCGTTGACATCGGCATTGATAACCTTTCCAACTGCCGACTTGAACAGTCCTCGCTTGACACGCTTACCGAGATAGATATCATGCTTGCATATATCCTCCATAGCTAGAGCGTCACATTTGCTAGTGTAACTTTCCTCATGTTCGATATAGCTGATACCTGCAAGCTCGCACTTGTATCTAAGACAGCTTCTCAACCTCGCAAAAGGGATGAATGTAAACTTCTGATTGTTTACTCCGCCCATATTGACGGATTGCTTCCATCCTTTGTTGTAGCCTACAGCAAGAGTGCCTATATGGTGTGATACAAGATAATCAACGATACGCCTGCTTGTCTTGTGCATCGCATCATTCATAAACCGTTCACGTTTCTCATACATCTTTCTCATCCTGTTTGTCAGTTTGTCTATCCCCTGCCTGTCCTTTATGGATTGCAGCATGGATAATGTTTTGTTAAACCATCTGTTATATGACTTAATAACCTTGCCGGAAAACAGTAGCGCATTACATCCGCACACCAGCGTGGCAAGATTGTTCACACCCAAGTCTATCGAAGCCATACCCGTACCGACATTATCCGAACAGCCACAATCATATACAACCTCCACAGTCATATATGTACGTTTTGGGATTATCCTAACCTGTTTGAACCGTTCGATTCTGTCCTTGTACTTCTCCCATTGCGGAACGGGTATTTTCAAGTCACGGTCAAGTATTATATATCCGTCATGTATCCTGCACGACTGGTTGGTATATATAGCATTGCTCATCCCACCCCGTTTGTGATAGCATGGCAGTTCGGGCTTACCGTTATACTTCCCAGGATTCTTCGCCCAATCCTTTACAGCCTTGACATATCCCTTCATTGCCTTGTCAAGCACGCGCAATGTCTGTTGGGCTACGTGTGATTTCACAAGCCTGTAATTTATCGTACCTTCAAGGTTGGTGACGTTTTTCATTATCCTGTCCAAGTCGGGATAGAACAGCCACCTGTCGTTATCCTTCAACTCGTTACGGACAATATACAACGCCTGGTTGTACAGGTTGTTCGTAACACGGCAGATAGAGCAAAGCCTGTCGGAATGGTTGATGTCAAATTTATAAACTAATTGCATATTAATCAGTATTATGTTTCGCCAGTAAAAAGGATAACAGGGAAGCCGTACTGACTTCAGCTTGTCGGAAGGTAGCTACTCCGTTCCTATCCCTGTATGGTGCAAATGTAATACTATATAATGACATTGGGAAATATTATGTGTTAAATTTTTGTAATAGTGTTTATTTGTTCATTAATGCCTTAAAAAATAAACTAATACAGAAAACAATACTAAAAATAGTTAATTACACAGTTAATTCTTCCTCTTCCTCTTTCGACAATGCTTCCACGTCACCATCCTCACCTTTAGGGAAATACAGTTCGTCAAGATAATTGCTTGCTTCACTCTTGTCAGTGAAACTCTTTACAACACTTCCCCGTTTGCTAACGACACGGTAACTAATATTATCCTCTGCTACAACTTTATAACAATTTAAATCATCCACATCTACAACATCGGGAGCATTATCATCAATACGCATCATGCTCAATATATGAGAATACTCGTTCACCTTTACCGTACAGGAAAAAACATTAGGAACTGGTTCTATTATCAATCCGGCATTTATCAATGAATTAAAAGCAGAACGCCTAGGCTTATATTTCAGTTGCCTCCTTATAAACTTTAACGTTATCATATTATCCCCCCTCTGTGCGGATACAATACACAAACGCAATATTCGTAACGCATCAATACTACATAGAGGTGAAAGGTACTTGTACAACTGGACAGGAGTAAATTTATGGTAATAATCAAATACTCCCTCTTCCTCTATTTCCCTTACACGCCTTTCCCTTTCTTTATTCCTTACCGTCAAATTAGTGGCTTTCCTTACCGACATAGACTATCCTTTCCATGTATCGTTTTCCTTTATCCATTTACGTTCATCATCACTAAGATCGCCTGTTGATTCACGATGATATACACACTTGTTGCATAACCCTGCCTTGGCACGGACACACTTGTCGCAATCGTATGGGAAAAACGCTATGGTGGTCTTGTCGTAGAAATCTTCACCAGCATCATCATCAGAAAGCCAACCTTTGAACTTTGCAAGCATATCAAGTGCACCTTTCACATCCTTAAAATCAGCAGTGTCTATATCAGAACGCTTTAGGAAACTTTCTATAAGGCTTATCGCATCTTCAAATTCAAGGTTATCCTTGTTTATCAAAGTCTTTGTCTTTTCCTTATTCTCCCCTTCCAATACACGCCTCATGGATGGTGTCACATACTCGGAAGCAAGCATGGAAGATTTGGCATAATTGACAATCTGTGTTATCCTTGGAGAATTAACCCATTGCTTGGCTTTCATAAGCAAAGAACGCTCTGACATACCCTCGTCAACAACATGTGTAGCCCTGTAAAACAAGACAGGATTGGTATCTATGACATAAGCGGACGCAGCCCATAACTCCATCTCATTCGCATCATCAATATGCTTTGCTATATCAATCTTCTTCTGTTTTTCATCGTCAACAAGAAGATTGTTACTAAGGGGAAGTTTACCCCATCCTTTATTCAAACCCATTACCTTTCCTCCTTTATCCTAAATTTTATCTCCCTTACTCTCTCGTCAAGTTCAGAAGAATATTTTAAAAGATTGTATATGCTACTCCTGTCAATACATAGGAAATCAGAAATTTCAGACATACTTAAACCCATGTCACGCATGACACAGCACACAAGAGCACGGTTCATAACAATATCATGTTTTCTGCTTTTCCTGTTAACATCAGTATCGGAGAGTCCGCTTGCCGCTAGAACTCTCCTAAAAATCAATGCGTTGTCAGCCTTTTTCCCCATTTTTCACATTCTCCTTGTCCACTATCAATTGCATTATATCAGCGTAACCAGCCAAATCAACCATATTGTCACGCTTTTTATGGAATCCCTGTCTGCATAGCTTTACAGCTATCTGTACAGCAACACAGTCATAAGGAGATAATTCCTTTCCAGTAATCAAAGAAGCCATCTTGGAAATGTTTTCAAAATTGGCTACAGCATCACCATAGTCAGACTGCCTGCTGTTGCTGCGGATATCCTTTGCCTCATCAAGAATACTTCTCTCTTTAACATGATCAACATAAGCAATACAATCCGAGAAAAGAATATACTCTTTACCCTGGTCATCCGCACAAAGAAACTTTTCACCATTCTCAAAACAGTATTTAACAGTGACAAATTTACCGAACACATTTGACTTGCTTACAGAATCTTCACCGTGAAGTGAAATGTATTTATCACGGTTTATAATTTTTACCCTACTGTTCAACGTAACTCCAATCATAACAAATCACCAACTTTTATGTTATCCGCATCCTTCTTATCAGAAAAGAAAATACGATCATACTTCGTTTCACCAAACTCAACAAACATGGCTAAGATAAAATACTTGTTCAGTACACTATCATAACCCTTGTCGTAAATCTTGTTTATCTTTTTTGTTTTCATCTCTTTTCGCATTTAATATCCATACTGTCACCTCCCATCATCATCTTCAACGTACATGTATTGGACATAAGTTCAACAATCTCGTATCTTACATACTCATATCCATCAACATAACATGTAATGGTTTTACCAGAAATATCATAAGTACCGTAACCATTCCCAAAATAGCCCATTCCTACATAAGTACCATCCTGATTAAACTTAGCGTAAGTAGGTCTTATCATTGGATACCATCTACCATCCACTTTTACCTGAACAAGTTCCCATGTGCCGATAATAGCATCCTTGTATTCATCATCCTTATCATCGGAACAACTACACAACCCCAATAATACTATTGAAAAAATAGCTAAAAATAATAAAAATTTTTTTCTCATTTGCCTGAATTATTTGTGTGACCAAAACCTCCATCACCCCTATCCGTTGAATCAAGGCTTTCAACCTCAACAAATTCAACCTCAATATAATTACTGAAAAGAAGCTGAGCAATCCTCTCCTTGGCAGCAATATAGAAAGGCTCTTTCTCAAAACTCTTCACTATAACACCGATACAACCAGTATAGTCACAATCAATAACACCATCCAACACATCAGCGTCATGATGCTTCCCGTCAACGCCAATAATACCTTTCAGAGAAAATCCACTTCTAGGCTTGATAATAGCCTTCATATATGAAGGCATCTGAATGGCTATACCAAGTTTAATCAGATTACGACCTTTTCTTATCAACGTGTTGTCAGGAACATACAAATCATACCCGGCAGCACCATCAGTTTTTTTTTCGGGAAGAACTGCATCCCGTCTTAATTTTACAAATTTTACTTTATCCATTTTTAACATCCGTGTTTAATCTAAATGCGGCTTCCCTAGCCTCATCCTTTGTCCTATACAACTCTATTTTTTCAAACATACGACCATCATCACAGTCATACGTACACAAGGTGACAGCCCACATATTACCACGGGGAGAATAGAAATACTTACCGTAATCCTTTCCCATCACCTTACCGTCAATCCTTATTTCTCCTTTATTAGCCATAACATGCCTTATTTCCTCACCCCAAACTTTTTCCTAAACTCATCAATAGAGCACGCTATTCGCTGACCAAGATGGTCTACATACAAAACAGCATCTGTGATCATTCGGTCATTCTCGGCAAGCATGTGGATAACACTGTCAACGACACACTCTTTGCCGCTACCTAATTCAACATACTTATTACCCATGACAATGCAGTCTTTTTCCTTCAAAGGAACAATACGTTCAATCTTGCCTTCGCGATATTTTTTCAGTTTTTCAAAGAACTCACGGTGCATGACACGCTCGTTCTCATCCATCACATGATAAAATTCACAGCAAATATCGTGAACATCATCTACTGTATTAATCTCATCAAGGTTGTCAATAACATTCTGCAATGCGTCAAAGAAATTCACATCATGCTCATCCAATACTTCTTCCATCATTCTATCGATGGAAGCAATAGCCGCGTTCTTGAAATCAATATCATCACAACTAAATCCCAAAGAGATATAATTACGCAATGAAAGAAGATTTTCCTTAAAATCAATTCCTACTTCAATGTCCATTCTCTAAATTCTTTAATGTTAATACTATTCAAATTATTAATAACAGCATCTCCGATATCATCGTTATGCTTCAATCCAAAAGACAGGCTAGGGTATTCCCACCATCTCGCCACACGTCCTTTGTCACCCCACAAAGATATAGCTTTATTATCAAAGTCGGGGAACAAAATAACATTTTTTGGCAATTTATTTCCAAGCTGGTTCATTCCGCCACAAGCTGTCCATATAAAACCGTTACCAAAAGCCATAGAAGCTATTATGGCAGTTTTCTCCGATTCAACCATACAAGTTATCGCATCGCTGCAATACTCCCCTAAAAACGGCTTAAAATAACCGCGATAGGTAAATCCTTCGCCCGTAGTAAACTTCCTGAAAGCATGGGCTTCCTTCTTCCTGTGCCCGTTCACCTCATATCTTATCCTGTTATCATGGCACACGTTACCATCCTTGTCGGAATACCAGAACACAGCGGATTCCTTTCCAAGACATCCTACCTTATACCTTGAAAACACATCATTCACGGAATCAACACCGAAAACACCTGAAAGGTACTCGTACAGGTTATTACCCTTCCAATGCCCGGCATCGCTAAGCCTGTCAACATACTTCACATCAACAAACTTTGATTCCTGTCTACCCGAATCATACTCCTTCTCGTAAAAATCCTTCAAACTCATCCTGCAACCTTCCGGGCTTGACAGAATCCTAAAAGCATCAGAAGCACTACTGCAACCGGGAATATAAGACACGAGAAAGTCAAACAGGTTGACAGAATCACCGCCCTGCTCGGTAACGGTAATACTGCCCGACTTGTTCATATAGAAAACCAGCTTATCCTTCCTGCTATGGCTCTCAAGATTTATCCGGGCAGGCAACGTCCACCGCTTACCCCTACGCCTTAAAGGAAGCCCAAGCACAGTATCAAGATTGGCAAATATATATTCATAATCAATGGAACCCATATTACTTGAAATTATGCCATCCCTGTTTCAAATCCCTAAAGAAATCACTCAACGTATAACGATAACCATCAGGATACCCCAATGAACTCGACAGGCATGAAACATACCCGTAAGGTTTTTTACCGTCACTCCATCTGTACATCATCTCAGTAGGAACCATAAACACAAGAAGAACAAAAACAATGTCAATGTATATAAGAAACATGACAAAACGAACAAAACACCTCATAATCATTCCTCCACATCCCCTAAAAGAAGTTTCTTTGCATAACGCAACGCAAACTCCCAATTGTAATAAAACGTACCTAACAAATCAAAAAACAGGCTATACACGGCATTCTTGTAACCATCGGGAACAGAATACATGATATCATCCATCATACGGATATCATCACTGAACCTGGCATTCTTTGTCGTATAACGCCACAAACCGCCAACGGCAAGTATCTTGGCGTGTTCATAAACATGACCGTCAATGGAATATACATCACAAACGTAATCATTAAACCAATCCTCATTGTCAAGCACACCACTAACAGGGCTTGCCGACAAAATCATATTAACAAACACACCAAAATGACAATACTGCTCTATCTTACCCGAACCATTGTCAAACTCAACCTTAAAAGCATCCTTGCCGCTCTCATTAATACTAGAAACCATGTCACTTACATAAAGCGTCTTTAACCACTGGCTGAAATTATACCTTTTCAAACCAGTCCTGTTACGAGCTTCATTTATCGCACACTGGGTATCAGACACACATACATACCAATCAGAAGTAACACGAATACTTCTATCAAATAAAACAATCTCTTTATTATCCATATACAATAAAATTTTTCAGCAAAAATACATATTAAAGTAATATGGCAAAAATAATAACAGTTAAACAATATTAAACAGACAACCTATTATCTTTCCATTTTTTAGCTTTCAACAAACCAACACGGACAGCTTCATTGTTATTCCATTTAAAAATGTCACACATAAGAGATATATATTCATGAATCTTATCTCTATACAACAACTGTTCTTCTGTTGCGTGTTGCCAATCTGTTGTTATACCACATTCTTCTTTTATCATAGTGCACAATAAAGACATAGCTTTTGAGAACTGGCTTTTATTGGAACAATTATTATACAGCGCACCAGTCATTTCCTTAAATGAATCACCGCTATCATTACGATATTCAAGAAGTTTGTCGAATAACCATTCATACACCTCAACTTTTAACTTTGGATTTATAGCCAACGCCAAATCCAAGAATAAAAAAGGATGAATCCATGTATGATGCCCTCTACCCCTTCCACTGATAATAGCAGTACCATACTTTTTTTCTAACTCTACAATAAACTCTCTTGTATTATTGCTTTGCCGCCACTGATAAAAATTAAATTCAGGAAACCCATTATTAATTCTCCAAGCATTACCAGCTTTAACCAAATCGGTAGCAGACAAAAATTCACTTTTGCTTTTTTGGGAAATCTCATGCCCAAAAAGAATTCTTTTCATTTCAACTTCTGTTTTCATAATAAAAGTGTTTTAAAATACAATGCAAATATACATACTATTTATTATAAAAGCAAATATAAAACACTTTTTTTCAAAAGACATTTATTTATTATAAAAAAAACATCACTTTAGAACGGCAAATCCTCCTTCATTATATCATCAGCCTGTTGCAGAAGGTATTCGTCAGGATTATACTTTCGTCTTAGGACAACCTGAAACAGCCTGTTCCTGTTCTCATCCCACGCGGAAGTGACGGAATAGCCTTCCTGGCGTATCATGTCAACCATCTTTCTCTTGCTGTAAGGTCTTACACCACAGTCATTGCAGTATGATATGTATTTCACATACAGGTCACGGTCACGGATAGCCGATTCCTCAATATCTCCCGAAGAATCATACCCCGAATCGTAAAGATACGACAGGACACTGTTGGAATCACGTCTGGCATTCTCCGTAACGGATTCTATCGTATAGCTTTTCGTAAACTCACCCTTGTTCTTCACAAACCGTCTTGCACCCTCTATTATCCAGTTGATAATAGCTGCCGATTCCTTTGACAGCTTCAACGGAAGAGATCTGTCTTGCTCCGATTCCTTGAACACACGATAGAACGGAATGACAAGGGAGCGTCTGAAATGACCGTAAGTCTGGTCCGAAACAGAAGGCATCTTGTTAAGGTTGGCCATGAAAGGAGGCATCATGTCGGCAAGGAAAGGCTCACCGAACGGAAGGCGTGCCATAGTAGGCTCACCGGATATGAACTTCTTATACTTGCCACCGCTCACATCCTTCCCACCCATCTCGGAAGCGTAGTTGAGCAGCTTGCCGTTTATCATAGCTATATTGTACTCGCAAGTAGACTTGTCACCCGACAGGTCAGCCATCTCCATATAAGAAACATTATCCTTCCCTAGCGCGTTGACAACAGCGTCAAAGAACACCGACTTACCGTTACTACCACAACCGAGAAGGTAACACATCTTCTCCATCTTGATCTTCTTCCTGTCAACAAAGGCACACCCCACAAACTCCTGCAAGGCATCCTGGGTGTCCTTCACAGGAATCACATCGTCCAAAAACTTCTCCCACAACGGGCTGCGCGCCAACGGGTCATAATTTATATTGATACGTATGCACGATTCTATCATGGGAGAGAAATCGAACGTTTCCATCGTTTCCGTGTCAAGGACACAATTGTCAAACGTGATGAAGTTACGCTTGGGGTTGAATATCTCATGCGTCACGTTCTTCACGATGGTACGGTAGAAACGCTCGCTCGTATCGGTCATGTACAGTTCGCTAAGACCGTTTATGCGACACAAATCCATACACAGGCGCATCAGATCCTCCTTCATCATGGGAACGAATATCTTACCGTCAAAAGCCATAATGGAACCGCTCCTGTGGCGTCTGAAATTGCATTCCCTGCACGCATCCGCTATGTCCATCTCAACCATAGCGGATATGGAACGCTTCCACTCGCCTTCATCCCTTGCTTTACGGAAGCCGCGACCACCGCCCTTGTCCGCCAGCTTGCCCATTACGGAATCAAGGATGTATTCATAAGAAGCCTTTGCAGATTCAGCGACAGTCATTTTCCCCTCCTTTCTCTACCGATTCTACCGATTCTACCGATTTCTCCCGGTCCACAACCTTCCCGAACATCACAACGGGATACAGGTCATAATCGTCCGTTGATATGTCTGGGCGTGCGTCCATATCATCAAGCGAAGAATACACGTCCGCGATGTGTTCCAGTTTCCTGCACACGATGGAATCACGTCTTATCCCATAATACTCTATAAGGTCAGTCATGTACTGTATGGTGATGTCCTTGAACCATGTGAACGCATCGTCACGTGTCCTTGCCCCGTCACAGCAGGTATTGAACGTGTACCCGAAACGCCTCATCTTCACGAAGTAGCTGTTCCGCCACAACGACACCGACTTGTCCATCTCGTTCCCTGCGTTACGTATCGCGGTGACGATGCTTCCAGGCATGAGCGCACACCGTGAAACGCGAGCGGCGGAAGGCTTCCCGTTCGCCCCGGTCCCATCCACCATATCCACATCTGGCACGAACCTTAGATCATCCACGCTCCTTCCGCCCACAACGGACGTATCATGGCGCATAAGGTAGTCTGCATCCACGATATGACCGTACTGTCTTACCTGGTCCTCGCACCACGAAGCGAATCTGCGCAACGACCGTTTCCACTCGGAAGGCATCACATACCCGTACCTAGAGCATATCTCCGCTATACGCTTTCTCTCCTTCTCCCATTTGCTCTTCATCTTCCTCTCGTACTCCAGCACTTCACCCTCCACGCTGACACCAGCTACCTGTGCAGCCATAGACCTTGCAGTTAAAGGTACGGGCACGCGCCTGATAAATGACGCTTCCGACACAAGAACCGTCCTAGTACCGTCCTTCAACGGCTCGTCAAGTTTGAGGAAACACTGCCTGTCCGCAACGTTGACGAGCGTAACCCACCCGAACAGCCGTGTCTGAACCCTCATGCCCTTGTACCAACGCTCCCTGTCGGGCATTGCATCGGACAGGCAAATGACACGCCTTGATTCGGGCAATCTAAGTTTAATCTCTATTTCTTCTTCCATATTTACACACACATTTATATGTTTTTACCTGCAAATATAGCGCAAAAAACAATACGAAAACAAGTAGTTAAATTAATTAACTGAAAATGTTTACGTGGTTAACAAATACGTGTCAAGAAAGATAGTTTATCTTCTTTTACACAAGATTTTTTACTTTCACGTCCACAGTATGCTTTGAATAGGAAAAGTAAAAAATGTTGATTGTTGTTATTTTTTACTTTTGTCATAATTTTTCTCATTTTAGTTAAAATGATTTAACTATAATTTTTTATTTACTTGTTATTTTCTACGTTAAGAAATGTAAAATTGACTTAATTTAACATAAAATAAAAAATCTCAACACCGATAGTTGCATATGCAACTAATTGATTCGGGAAAATTCGTAAAAAACCTACGAAATTCGTTGATTTTTCGTAGACTTCGTAAACTCTTCGTTTTTCAACACTTGTCAAAAAACTCGCGCAAATTAGTGGTTAAATGGCTGAAAACAAGCTGTTTAGCCTTGTCAAAAAAAATTGAATCGTAAATCTTTGAAAATTTACTCTCTATTAATTTGCATATTAAATGTTAAAAGTAATATATATTTACAACATATACATACACGTACACGATACATACTCTATTACAATACATATACATACACAATAAATACATAACACATACACATACATACACCAAAACTGCATACGTAATTTAGTATAGATACATATCAAAACGACGAAATCAACGAAGAATACTGTAAACCAATAACTTATACTGCAAAAAAAGACATAAAAAATGCAACCATACCTACGAAACACACCAAAAAACCTACGATTTTCGTAACTTTTTATGTAAAGATTTATCCGATTTTGTTGAAAACTACCGAAAATACACCTCCAAAACGCAAAATCAGCCATCCGAGCAAAATTTGGAGAAAAAAAATTTTTCAGAAAAAAATTTATCGGGAGCGACACACCCGCAGCGAAGCCTCTACAAAAGGGGGTATGGCGCTGATTTACAGGTAATTACACACGTTTATCTACCACGATTCTCAATGTTTGTAAATAAAAAAGAATTCTTTTCTACGACAATCGAATTTCGAAATCTTTACAAATAAAATATCTTTACAAGTGACTTCTACGAAGATTTCGTAATTCCTTGATTATCAGACACTTACAAACAAATTTAACACAAATTAACATTGAAAAATCTTGAAATTAAACATAATATTAAGCTAAAACAGGTCTTGCACGGTCTGATCTATTAATGTCATGCAATATTAATTTAAAATATGTATATAAAAAGTATTGATTTTGGAAAAAACGGGCTTAATTTATAATGAATGTTAACGAAATATACAACCTAATCAAAAACGCTGTATGTTTGCAGTGTCGGAAGGACAAAGCGATATATGACATATTGAAACAGCTTGCCACGGTGAGAGCGTGGTACAGAGCCGCAAACTAGGGAATAAGCGGAATATAAACAGCGGTGTAGCTAGCCACGATACAGAAGTACGGGTATCCTTGATAATGGAGATAGGAATCTAGTGCAATATGTGAGTAGCCTCTCTAATATAATATAATGTATGTGCGTATGTATCCTATACATAAGCCTTAATACTTGTCTGCTAGTCACGGTCGGTATATATAAGCCGTAAAAACATACGATACGCACATATTGTAATGTAGCTACTACGATAGTGGTAACGGTTACAAGCCCGTATAGATACAGAGTACAATGTCAAACTAAATATTATAATTATGGAAACAAATAGAGTTTACAATTACGAGAATGAAGTAAGAAGTGATGTTATCGAATACGGTAATGAATGGTTATCTTACAATAATGAGACAGTAACAGAGAATAACATAGATGAAATCAGAGATCGCCTGTATGAAGCCATGTGGATGTCTGACAGTGTTACGGGTAACGGATCGGGATCTTATACCTTTAATCGTTGGGTCGCAGAAGAAAATTTATGTCATAATATGGATCTGTTTATTGAGGCTACTGAAGAATTTGGAAGTGATATAGCAAAACTAATGAAAGAAGGAGCCGAGGTGATGGATGTAACTATAAGATGTTACCTATTTCCACGATTCTTGAATGAGTTTTTGGATGAAAAATTAAACGAAAATGAATAATAATTGATTATGGAAACAAGAAAAATGACAGCTTTGAACTATTTTGCAAGTACATAAAACACGGTGCGATATGATAGAACTATTAATACTATTGGGTTGCCTGTACTTATCTATACGGGTAACTGACTATTTAGAAAAAACAAAATTTTGAAATTATGATACAATTTGCGATAGATAGCTTCAGTAATGGACTATCAGGAAGACCATACAATTCGATCAAAGACGCAATAAAAGACGGTGGTTACTCCGTTTGGTGTAATGAAAAAATTAAACTAGCGTTTAGTTTTGGGAACGGCACGGAAAAAGATTTTAAAAGATATTGCAAAGACAACAAATGTAAGATTATAAGCGAAAACGAATTTTACAGAGAACTATATTCTTTGCCGTTGAATGAGCAAAAAACACATATTCAATTCATTCATGAACAATTAAACCGTTACGAAATACGCTAAAGAACAATTACAGGAAGCAATATATAGTAGGAAATCGTGTGGGAAGTTTTCAGAAACCGATAGTACCAGGCAATTGCCCTACGTTTGACGAAGGAACGGCAAACTATGTTAGGGAAAGACTGGAATTATACCTAAAATCGTGGGTGTTACCAAAACTTGACGAAGTGTTAAACGAATTATCTAAATAATTAGTATTATGAAAAAACAGAATATAGAAAAAGAATTATATCCTATCCTTGAAAACGAAAGTATTCAGATCGGAGCGTTTAAGGCTAACAGAAGTATTGATACATTGGATATTGTCAAAGAAAATATCAAGTTTTGGAAAAGCTATGACGGGCACAAGTTACCCGAAAAACAGGTTAAACGAGCGTATTATAACGGCACCAGGACACAAAACATAATCAAAATGTACATAATAACGCCCGAATTGATTAAGTTTGTAAAAGAGCACGCAAACGACTATAAAACGTTAAATCGAAAGGACGTACCTAGCTGCATAACTATTGATCGTAGGCGGAGTGAACGTTATTTTTCCGTATATATCGAAAAGTTTGGGAACGTGCGTTTTGATGAAGTGTTAAGAGTTTTCCCATTATTACCAAAAGCATATTTGAACGAGTAATGAAAGTAATAAGAGTTTTAAAGAGAATACTAACCGACTCAGATATTATAGACCTGTACGGTATGTATTGTGATTTTTATAAAAATATACAATAATTTAGATAGCATTTTACGCAATTTGTTAGTTGCTGGAAACATTGTAACCGTATCATATGAACAAATGAGAGAGAGATACGCAAAGAACTGGGCTGATTTGTTAAGCCTGTCATTTAGGGAATTAAGATAAATAGGATTGCCCGGTATGGAGAACAACGAATAGAGCGATACTATTACCGGGAACTAATTAATAACTTAAAAACGAAAAGATATGAATATTATTACAGATAAGGCGAAAACTCCTGCAAAGCTACGTTATAGGGTGAGCAATAACAGCGGAACAATAAATAAGGAGTTCGGCAAAAATCAACAAGCGGCCTATGACTTTGCAAACGAGATGAAAGAAACGGCAACCATACGCGGATATTTTGTTTTTAAACATAGAGGGCAATGGCAAACGAATACGGTATTCATTGATCATGTATTTAAATAACCAACTATCCCGGCGTGGAGAACAACAAGCGGATCGCCACCGCTACCGGGAACTATTTATTAATTTAAAAATAAAAAGACATGGAAAGTACATTTACGTTGTTAGCTACTGACAGACAGGCGCAAATACTATTCAACAACTATTGCGTTAAACTGATGGAGTTCAAAGGGGATAAAGAAAGTTATCCAGAAAATGAAATAATTTACCCGTGGCGTGTTACATTACGGCATAAAGAAGAATTAGGCAAACTTCGTGGGGTGTATTCATTTGAAAAACTTGTAAGTATCATTTGATTTAAAAATAATCATTATGAAACGAATTGCAACTTTGGCTTTATTATCATTAAGCCTATCATCATGTAGTGAATACTTCGATAAACAACATAGTAAGAATGAACTAAAGAAAAAGTATTCTTTCGCATTAAATTACTATGTTGAAAGATTGTCCGAAACCGGGAATGCAATGGCTAAAATTAGCTATTATAATTGTCCGTTATTTGAATCATACAGAGATAGTATCAACAAATACACAAGACTTTCAAATGAGCTTGATTACTAACTTAAAAACAAAAGAATATGGGAACGAGCAATCAGCTAAGTATTAAGCAAATTATTTGTTTTAACATTATAGCGGCTGAAAAAGTTGCCGGGAATATATGTCAAGGTCTTGCTGTTAAGCTAGGGAAAGCGTTTATATACGATAACCGTGATATTGATGCAAACGAGATCTCGTACATCAGCCAACAATGCGAAATTGCGCTTCAAAATATATCCGAATTAGGACTTACGGAAGCCAAGAACAAGGAAATGAATAATATAATAGCTAATTTAAAATAAATGGGAACGAACAATAAACAAGCCATCCTGAAGGACGGAAATGGGATGTGATAGAGAGTGTTGACGGATATTTTTCCGGGGAAAAAAATGGAGTTATCATACAAGGAACGACAATGAGTGATCTGTATGAAAAATGCAAATCTTTTGATATAGCTTCGGTTATGGAGAAGGTTAAGACGGGTGACAATCTGAACGACTGGGAAAAACGCTTAATAAAAGTTAATAAAAAGTTGTTGGCAAACCAATAAACTATATCTTTGCTATATGAGAAATAAATATGTTACAGAATATAAGGGATGTACTATAGAAGTCATTGGAGAAAACGACTTCATGTACAGGATAATTAAGAGAGGTGCAAAAGGACAACGGATGGATCTTTTTGTAGATATGTTTTACAGATCCACTTCTGACGCTTTAAAGGGTGCTATGAGATGGATAGATAATAATGTGAGGAAGGAGTAATATTATGATTTTTGGAATTATTTTTGCAATGATAATGAGGGCTTTATGTGGAAATATGTTAGACGATTAATTATTATCATCATATGGCTTATTGTGTTACAAATTTTATCTGAATGTTAAACATGTGTGTATATGACTAAGAAAATTGGAGTTGTTGGTTCGATGATAAATACATCTGATTATCTTTTATTTAAAGACCTAAGAGAAAGATATATTCTAAAGCGATATGACTCTATCGAACAAGCCAATAATGATGATTGTGATTGCATTATAGTAACGGATGGGGATAAGGATTGTCGTGATAATGGTGCGTGCGTTTTAACTTACCATGATAACCCTATTAGCAATGAATATATATACTCGCCTAACCAACCTAAAACAAAATGTCGTGCAAAAGATGAGAGATGTACAAGTAAACAGATTTTAAAGCGAAGAAAGAAAAACAAGAATAAGAAGACACACAGGAGAAAGTAAGATGGGAAAAATAGAAGTGGGAAAACTCAAAATAGACGACTTGTTTGAATACAAAGGTGTGATATATGAGGTAATATATATGGCAGGTTGGAGTGTTCGTTGCAGGTATGTGAATGATAAGTGCAATTACGGTACTTGGTGGGATTATCTTTATTGTGATTTTAGTATTCATACAATTGTTGAGATATGAAAACATTAATTTTTGATGTAATGCTTGATGGACGATTTGTTCACACATTCAAGTATGAATATTGTCCATTATTCCCTATTGATATAGAAGAACTGGAGAAGTTTGTCACTGACAGGCTTCCTACATTAAAAGGAAAGGATTTTAAAATAGTATTTTGATATGAAACAGACAGTAGAAGAAGCGGCATACGATTATGCTACTAATAAAACGAAGTTCAGAAAAGACGTTCTGAAAGAAGTTGACGCGGATACCTACGTTTCACGTCATGCTGATAGTATGGACGATTTTCAATGTGGTGCAGAGTGGCAGTCAAAGCAATCTCCTTGGATAAGCGTTAAGGAACGGTTGCCAGAGCCTAACAAGGAAGTTCTTCTTTATGATAAGAACTCCATCCGGCATTATGTCATAGGATGGCTTCGGAGAGATAAAGGATATAACGAAGGCATGTGGAGGCTCTCCAATGGTTGGGTTGAAGATAAGGGTATAACCCACTGGATGCCGATTGATGAACCAATAACCGAGTAATTATGAATGAAGTAAACCTTAATAGAATGTTCGGACAGCAAGGATGGATTTGCCCCAAGTGTGGGAGGGTATATTCCCCTTTTACCCAAATGTGTTTATATTGTGGACCTAATAGTACAAATACTATTTCTAATCTTGGCAACCACAAGACACATATAAGTGAAGAAGAATTAAAAGAAAATCGTGAAATTAAACAAGATTAAAAAGATGATTAGTAGGATATATATTTACAAGGTGATGCCACCTTATAAGAATTGGTACAGTATCATGACCGATGATGGACTTAATCGTAGTAATATTGTAATAGTTGGGAAAAGGCAATTATTAAAAGTTGCTTTTGCGCTAATCGTTATGGCTATTTTTAATAAAAGAATGACCATAAAAAAAATCAGAACAGAGGAGGATAAGAAATGGGACAGGTATTATCAATCGAGCAGATGAAGCACTTGAAGGAGCTTGGGCTGGATACAAGCGATGCAAGCATGTGTTTCGAGTGGAATGAATCAGATTCAGATAACATGGTTGTAACCTCTCTGGATGCCGATACGAATTACGACTATTATCGTACAACTTACACCTTGCAGGATATTCTCGATAAGCTGCCTTGCTTCATCGGCAATCAAGTGCTGACCATCCAAAAACTTGCAGATAGCTATACGTGCTTGTATATGGAACCTTATTCTAGGTCAATAATAAAGATTACAGAGAGTAAAGAACTCATTAATGCAGCCTACGATATGTTGTGCTGGTGCATCGAAAACGGATATGTTAAAGTTGGGTTTTAGCCTTATGTGAGCGTGAATCGTAAGACAGGCGCTTTTATAAAAAAGGAGGATATGAATTTACTCGAAGAATGCGCGAGGCGCGGAATTATCGAAATATTAAAATAACGAAAAATAAACAATATTATGGGACAAAAAATAAAGGCTTACAAAGGATTTGATAAAGATTTATCTTGTAGAGGATTTAAGTATGAGGTAGGTAAGGAGTATGAAGAAACAGACGACATAAAGGCATGTGAGAAAGGTTTTCATGCATGTCCTTACCCTCTGGATGTTTTGGGTTACTATGCGCCAGCCGGGTCAAGGTTTTGTGAGGTTGAACAGAGCGGTAAAATAGACGATTCAGAAAGTGACAAGGTTTGTTCCTCAAAAATTAGAATAGGTGCTGAGCTTGATATAATGGGGCTTGTGAAAGCAGCTGTATCTTATGTCAAGGAACGGTGTACTAACGAGTGTAATGCGGATCCGGGAAAACCTGCCACGGCTGGTTATAGAGGTGCTGCCACGGCTGGTGATAGTGGTGCTGCCACGGCTGGTAATTATGGTGCTGCCACGGCTGGTAATTATGGTGCTGCCACGGCTGGTTATAGTGGTGCTGCCACGGCTGGTAATTATGGTGCTGCCACGGCAAGAGGAAAGGCTTCAACAGGATCTAATGGTTTGTCAGTTGCAAGAGGTAGCAATGTTAAAGTAAAAGGCGGAATAGGTGCAATTTTGGTCATAGCTGAGGAAAGGGATGATACGTATGATATTGTTGATTGGAAGGCTGTAGTAGTTGATGGTGAGGTTGTCAAGGCTGATACATGGTATAGACTGGAAAACGGTGAGTTAGTGGAAGTTGATTAACAGTTGACTGATAATGCAATTAGAATTTAATTGATAATAATTACCATTACCTGACATCAGGAAAATGGTTCAAAACGGAACAGATATGAACGAATTGGAACAAGATAAAAGATATGTTTTTGGAGATATGATTATAGTAGCCACTACTGACTTTGACTTTAATCCTATCCTAAAAATTAGCACAGATGCCGGAAATGTGGTTGTAATGCCATCATCCGATAATAAGATTATTGTAAAATCAACCGTGGATAAATAAAAAATTAGAAGGAGGTAATTATGGGATCATTTATAGCCCAACAGCCAAACGGCTTATATTGTCGGTTTAGTACAATTGTTGATACAGTCACGCACTACAATATGACAAAAGATGATTACATAGAAGTATGCAAAGACCGATTAGGAAAGAAACGTGGAGAAGAAGAGGCTAATGATATTTTAAAAAACTATATGCACCCTTTTAACGATGTTCTTGAACAATTCATTCCTAATAATGATTCGGTTGAAGAGTTTAATATCCGCTTGAAAGAGATGGGGTATATGGATGAGTTTAAGAATTAAGCGGGAATTCCCCTGTCTTAAGGCAGGGGATGATAGCGTTTTTGTTTATACATTCTTTTGGTTTTCTATATATTTTCTTACCGTTTCCTCGGATATATGTCCAACAGATTCTACAAAATAGGATCTTGTCCAAAGTGATGGTAATCGGCTACGCAGCCATTGGAATTCCTTTCGTAAGCAAACCGAAGAATAACCCTTCAACTGATTTATTACAAAATGAATGGCGTATGTAGATTTGCTTCGTATAAAAAGGTGAACATGGTCAGGCATGACCTCCATGTTTTCCAGGGTGATTCCCAGTTCGTCTGCTTTCTGTTGCAACAGAATTTTCAATCGTTCATCCACCCCGTTTACTAGTACTTTTCGCCTATACTTCGGACAAAATACAATGTGATATCCCAAATTGGAAACACAATGTGCATTTGATGTATATCTTTGTGCTAAAGTCATAAAAAAAAGTTTTTTTCACTTGCAAATATAAGAATAATATTATATATTTGCAATACAATTAATAATAAATAACATATGCTGAGAGCCTACAAATATAGAATCTATCCGACAGACGAACAGAAGGTATTGCTTGCCAAGACTTTCGGCTGCTGTCGCTTTGTCTATAACTGGGCACTCAAGCTAAAGATTGAAGTATATGAACATGAGAAAAAGTCCGTATCATACAAGACTGTTCAGGATATGATGGTTAACGAATTGAAGAAAGACAAACAATGGCTTAACGAAGTAAATTCACAAGCCCTTATTAATTCCATCCGCAATCTTGACACCGCATTTAAGAACTTTTTCCGTGATACTCATGCAGTAGGCTTTCCTAAGTTAAAAAGCAAAAAGGACAGACAGAGTTTTCAGTGCCCCCAGCATTGTGTCGTTGATTTCGGCAAAGGAACAATCACCATACCGAAAGTAAAGGATATTCCTGCTGTGTTTCACCGTAAATTCAAGGGAACGGTTAAAACCGTCACCATCAGCATGACGCCATCGAGAAAATACTTCGCTTCCGTATTGGTTGACACGGACATTGAAGAACTTCCGACAACACCGATACATGGCGATACGTGTTTGGGCATAGATTTGGGTATCAAATCACTTGCCGTATGTTCTGACGGGAGAACGTTTGACAACCCGAAAAACCTGCGACGAAGCCTTGACCGTTTAAAATTGCTTCAAAAGCGGTTGAGCCGCAAAAAGAAAGGTTCTGCCAACCGAAACAAGGCACGCATCCGCGTAGCTAGGTTGCATGAACATATTGCCAATTGCCGTAAGGATAACCTTCACAAAATCACCTATGCACTGACGCACGACAGCCAAGTGCGTACCATCTGCATGGAGGATTTGAACGTGAAAGGAATGATGCAAAACCACCACTTGGCACAGGCAGTAGGTGACACATCTTTCGGGATGTTTCTTACGCTGCTTAAATACAAATGCAGTTGGTATGGCGTGAACCTTATTCAGATAAACCGATTTGCCCCAAGCTCAAAGACCTGTGGCAAATGCGGCTATGTGTATAAAGGATTGAAACTTAGCGAGCGCAGTTGGATCTGTCCGGAATGTGGCACACACCATGACCGTGACTTCAATGCAGCTTGCAATATAAAGGAATTTGGTTTAAAATCCCTACCCACGGAGCGTGGGAAAGTTAAGCCTGTGGACTGTCATAAAAAGCAATGACAGGAAGAAACAGGAAGAAGCTCATGCCTTTAGGCGTGAGTAGCTCACTGGATAATCCTAAAAATGAAGAAATTATTGAACAAGATAGATATGAAACAGACAGTAGAAGAAGCCGCTCATTCTTTCGCAGAAAGTAGAAGCAGTGGAAGTATGTTTCCAGCATATTATATGGGGTTTATCGCTGGCGCAGAGTGGCAGAAAGAACAAGCTATCGAAGTTCTTTCCTTCGTTTTAGAGAATTGGGTACATGGCGGTGATGCAGATTGTATCATTGCGGAGTTTGAGGAAAAGTTAAATGAAGCGATTAATGGATAAAAGATGATGGGTGTATAGATGAAAATCATGAAAGGAAATATATTTGACAAAATAAGAAAAGCATCTAATAAATACATAGAGTATATGATTGCTTGTGATGATATATCCAAAGAAGCACAAAAACATATAGATTGGGATGATAATGTTTCATGTGAATATTATCCGTCTGATGGAATATGTATAATGATAGACGAGCATGTTTGTTATGCTAATACATTCTTTGGCTTGGTAGAAGAATCAGAAAACGGTATGATTGATAGGAAAACATATATGAGAAATTGTATTTGATTATGGAAATAAATAACGGAATAATAATAGACGGAGTGCTGCATGAAATGAGCAAAACGTTCAATGAAAATTTCGATTGCAGTGAATGTTCATTGTGTAAAGAATGCAAAGAGTGTAAGATGGAGCATGAATCATACCTGTGTAATGTGATGGGATGTTTCTATTTTGTCAGTCGTGGTAAAGTAACGGATATTAAAACAAAGGAGGAACAATGAAAGCAAAGTATTTTAAAAAAGATAAGAAACCAAGTTAAGTGGTATAAGGTATCATACAGAGATGATTTGTTTTCTGATTTTATAGATGAAAAAGATGTATTGGCTAAATCTCCTGAAAATGCTTGTGTCAGATACCATAAACGTACTGGATGTTTTGTTAACAAATATAATCCTAACCATATCACACAATATAGCGAATGTCTTTCAAGGTTCAAAGTATGTATAGGTAAGAAAGTAATGTATTTCGATTAAATATGAAAGCAAGAATAAAAAGAAAAATACAAAAACGCCCATTCCTATATAATGTAGGACAAGTTTTTAAGGCTTGTGATTGGCTTACTAGTATTCAGCGTGGAAATATAGTTTGGCGTAGGTATCGTTCATTTGGTACTATTATTAAATCAGAATATTAAATATGAAAGCAAGAGTAAAATCAACAGGGGTTTTGGTGGATGTAATTCCGAAAACAAATACCAATGCGTTACATAGTGGAGATAACATATATGTATGTGATAATATGGTATTCAGAGAGTGTGAACTTGACTTTTTAAATCTTGGAAATTCAGCTATCGACTGGGAACAGCGTAGATACGAATTGGCAAAAGACATTATTAAAGTTGTTATAGCAAACGACTATTGTGTTAATTCTGAGGTAGTCGCTAAATATTCGCTTAATTGCGCTGATGCCCTAATTAAAAGACTAAAGGAGGAGAATCATGGATAGTGTAGAGACACAAACCTTTTCCATTAGAGGGGATGGAGGTGGAGAAGCATATATTAACTTTTGCGACGGCCAATTATGTGTTTCAGTTGTCATAGAAGATAAACAGGCAGATTTTTACTTTGATCCTGTTACGTTAGGGATGTTTGCCCATGCTTATAAATTACATTGTGAAGAGTGTAAAGAGTGTAAAGGAGAATAACAATGAATGATTTGACATAATAAGATTAAAAAATAAATAAAATGACAATACGGGATTTAGCGCATTTGTTGCTTACTGCGCAAGATATAAATAGAGAGGTAATGATAGTCAAAGACGGATGCTATAGCGATATCACGAATGTTAGATTTGAAAACGGAATTTTTTTGATTAGCGCAAGCGGATATTACGAAGATAGAGTTACCGTAAACACGACTATCGAAGTTAAATCTCCATACAAAGAAGAACCGAAAATATTTTAGTGTATGATACAGGAAGAATTTGTAACATTAGAAACTGCTAAACTGCTTAAAGAGAAAGGGTTCAAGGAAAGAAAATATTTCATAGATGTTTCCACTTTGCATCATTGTTATAAATACCTATCTGTTCCTCCGCAATCCGTCGCCCAAAAGTGGTTACGTGAAACCAAAAATATTCATATATGTGTATATAACTGTGCTTGTGGCTATGGATACGAAATATCTAAAGCTGACAATGGGACTCATATAATCAGTTCTGCTTATAAAGGAACAAATGATGGAGAGGAATGGGATAGCTACGAGGAAGCACTGGAAGCAGGATTACAGGAAGCATTAAAACTTATATGATTATGAAAACAATTATATTTACAATTATATGTATTATCGCCCTATTATGGGTCGGAGATCTAACAATTACATTTAAGCCGTTTTCCATATCCCTTCCCGGTTGGCATAAGGCTTTAGGTATTATTCTGTTTGTATTTGCAATGGCGGTGTATAACATTGGAGAATACGCTAAGGGGTACAAGCATGGTTTTGATGATGGATTAAAGGAGTGTCTTGAAATAATTAAAAAAAATGGGAAGAATAGAGCAGATAGCAACAATTGATTTTTGTTATTTCCGATTAAAAATTCTCTGCAAACAGCTTTCTAATACCAAGTCAAACATCGAAAGACTAGTTGACAAGGCTTGCGGTTATAACGAAACCGAAGAGATAAGAAATGAGTGCATAATGCTTGTAGAGCAGATCATTGAAAGCAAGAAGCAAATCGGGGAAGATTTCAAAAGAGATGAACGTGTTTTGAATAAATTGAAAAGAAATGAACAGTAGTGACATTAATTTCCCGTTACTCCGTATTTTTAATGGAGTAACGGGGCGATATGAACTTCTTATTGACGATGTATCCATAGATGCTTATGGGCGTGTAAGAGATAGCAGTGGTTGCGTTGTAGAATGGTTTACAGGCGTGTTTGACATGAACGGAATACCCTTATTTGAAAACGACATAATCATGCCTGTAAAGGACGGAATAAGCCAATACAGGCGTATATGGAGAACGGTAGGTGGATTTGTGTTAAGCAGAAGAAATGATGTGAAAGGACTGTCTAAATTGGACATGCTTGGTGCTGACTATCTTGTGAACGAACGTGTTCAGCAATACATATCTGATGGGTGCGTAAAGGTGGGTTCTGCAACAATAGATCTTAGCCTGTTGAAAGGGAGAACGAAAGAAGATATTATTAGAAATTTAGCTAGAAGGGTCAGATGAAAGACAAAATGCTAGAGGAAAGTTTGAACAATTTCTACAGGACGTTTCTTATTTGGGTGATAAGATGTTATCCTATATTGTTCTGTATTGCTATACTTGTCCATCAGTGTGAGGTTATACACTCTGTTGGCACAGGTGATATTATTGAGTATTATGATGGTGACACATTGGAGTACATTCAGTATGCCACTCCGTTTTCGGACAAGTATCTTACCATATTCTTTAACGCCAAACTGTTTAATGCAATATTGTTCTATGTGTTGTCAAAGGTGTTTTTATTTTGTATATACCATAGAGTATTTGTCATTGAAATGTTTATATACGCAATACTGGATATTGTATTTAATAATGTGGTGTTTGAGGACGTGAGATGCACTATGTTTTATTCGTATATATCAATAGGATTTGTAACTGTATGTTTCTTTATTGCATTGTATCTACATCAACGATTCGGAGATAGGAATATAAATAATCATCAATCTATAACCGATGGTTTTAGAAACTGTTGTAGATTATAATTTCTGTTTTCCTGTGGGCTGTAATCCTCCCGTATTCTTCATGTTTATCTTGACCTTTATGGGAGATGCCTTTTTATTTGATGTTACTTTAGGGGATTTTACATTCACCCTAATTACTTTCTTTGCCATATATTACGTATTTTGATTGTTTTGCAAAAATAATGATTTTTTTGGTATTATAAAAACTATAAAGAAATGACTGACATTGTACTTAATAAAAGTTAATTAACAATATATATTTTAAAACATTTGATAATATGTCATTTTATTGACTATATTTGCATCATGTTTGAGTGTAGAAGCAAGCATATTAATAAAAGTTTAGGGGGAAAGCGTTCCCCCGATTTTATTAACCATAAAAGTGAAAAACAATGAAAAAGTTTTTAGAAATAATGATGATTGTATTCTGTCCTTACATTGTTATATATAGACAGAAACGACAAATCAGATTATTGAAAAGCAATATTAATTACGCCAGCAAACTTTGGAGTATTGAAAGAGATCCGAGAAGCGTAGATTACGACTGGATTGTAAGAAACGCATTTCATGTCAAACCTATTTTTTCTTTATGCGCTAAAAACAAAAGACCATGATTCTACTAGAAATTTTTCAAAACTGCTTTATTGTAGGGTATGATGGAAAGAAAATACCATTTGTAAAAGATGATTTCCTGTTTAGTGATACTGGGGAAAGATATATTTTGACCAACAAGGAAAACAGTGAACAGGTTAGTCTACCGAAGCAATCGACAATAGTAATTAAACATAATATTTGCCATGAAGGTATTGATTAGAAAGGATTCAAGCGACATAAGAAACAGACTTGAACGGTTAGGGTACACCGCTTCCGAAAAAGCGTTGGAGGGATTTGGTGATGGTATCTTTGTAGACAAGTCAGATAATACTTTTCACGTAAAATCAGAGTGGAATGTTATTTATATGTTTCTTGAAACAGTAGATTGCGGAGATGACGAGAATATGTTTTTTGATTTTGTAGAAAACGATATAACGTCAATAATTTCAATGATGTTAGGTAAGTATAAATCTTTAATAAAAATTGGTAACTTTCCCATCATTAATACATCTAGCATTAAAGATGTGTTGTACTTTGAATATAGAGAACATAACATCATAGAAGTTATTGTTGTTTCAGTGTATGGACTAAAGTTGAAAAGCGTAAAGGATGTTGACTTTTCAGACCCTAATGCGGACACAATAATAGCATACATGAAATCGTTGCATAAACAACTAAAAGAATATATCAAATGAAGTGTAATTTTACCCCTATGGACAAATTCTACCAGATACTGGATTACTACGGTTTGTCTTACACGGATATTAAGAAAAATCATATCCGTGTGTTTTATGGAAACAAGAAAATATTTGATTATTATCCGCTTCGCATGAAGCTGTTTGATTACCACGAATGGCATCAGCTTACTTATCCGTTCGTGAAGGGCAAGGAAGATGAATGGGAAGTAGAACTTACCATGTTCATTAGCGGAGTGTTGGGAGATGAGATGTTTAAAAAGTTTAAAAACGATTGATTATGGATAAGAAAGAGAAGGAATTTACTCCAAAAGCTATAAATTTGTGTGGCAAACGGAGAATGCTATCATCCATAAAAGGATGGGAGATTGTTCATTATAACAATTACTCTAAAGGTATAGCCAATGTTCAGCCTGTGGACAAACTGAGAGTAACACTTTCAGGACGTGAAGTAATTGAGTATGTCCTATCTGATGGAGATAAAACGATTGATAAACTAGACAGTTATTTCGGATTGCTATGATGATAAAAGTAGACATACCAGAACCGTTCATAGACGGTGACAATACGATGGTAAACATCACGTCTGATTCATTCTGTTATTCCAGCATTGATTCACGTTATGAAGGATTTCAGAGTTCCTACAAGGACGGGAATATGAATCAGAAGATACAGGGAAAACTAGAGATAATTGCGGACCAGTTTAAAGAACTTATAAAAATAATAGAAGATGGAAAGACATTTGTTAATACAGGAGTGTGAGAGAGAGGAAAAGATGAAGGAGTTGCGCAAGCAGCAGAACGATCTTATCAAGAAAGGCCGTATGGTTGAATGCTCTCGTGTAACAGCCAAGATAAAGGAGTTTCAGGAAGCATATATCAAGGCTTATCCTGACGGTAAATATGTAAGGGGCATGGATATTATCAAGAAGATGTCTGATGATGAGAAAATGGATTGGATGATGTATGTCAACGCCATTGCTTTTTGTGCTGATATTATCCATTCTTCTTCCATAGAGTTGAATGAAATGCTAAAGAAAACACTCCCCGGATCTAGCCTTCAAATGTTTGAAACGCTTGAAAAGGTAGGTACTATGGCAAAGAATCAAATACTATGGATGGATAACAATGTTGACGAGAAATACCAGGATGATTTTGCAAGATATGCCGATGAAATATCCGTGATGCTTTTATCATTTGTTAAAAATAAATTTTTACCCAGAAAATGACACGCGAAGAAATACATAATAACGTACTGACAATAAGAAATTATTATTTCAGTATTCAGAACAAGATTGACAATGGATACAATGTTTCAGAATTGGACATAGATTCTAAAACGCACAACAAAATGATTGACGATACAATAAAATCAGCCTTTGAAGATCATAAAATTATTCTTGCTTTGGAAAAATACAAGTTATGAAAAAGAAAGATATAGACGAAGGATATATTGTAGGTGACTTTTATATAGTTAAAAGCCCTATCAAAGAGGGATGGCTTCACATAGTGAATATAAAAACATCTTGGCAGATAAAGGTGATGATGGGAGCGAATACGGCAAAGTTTCTAAGCCTTCCCCAACAGGAGATATTTGACAGGATTAACGGAATATACATTCAATCCATGATGTCTTTATACGATTCAGATTATGCCTTGAAAATAGCTAAAGATGCTGTGTCTTATATGTCTGAAAAGGCAAAAAAGATGGGAAAGTTGGGGAATACTGAAAATGAAGATATTGAAAAGGTGAAGAAAGATGAGTTCATGATGAAGATAGCCACATCTTCCGATGAAGAAATTATGGAAATGATCGTAAATGGAGAGATAAATTACAAATATTTTAAGCAGGAACAGGAGGATTAAATCATGCAAGACTATATTTCAGATTGGTTCATTCCGATGGATTTCGGTAATGATATGCCGGAAGAAGAACCAAGTGGTGAGGATAATTTTAATTTTGATTAAGATAATTATTAACAACAATAAACATGAAAACATTTTTTGAGTGTAAAATTCGCTACGAAAAAGTAGCAGAAAATGGGATGAATAAGAAAGTAAGTGAGCAATACCTGGTTGATGCGCTTAGCTTCACTGAGGCGGAAGCACGTATTATATCGGAAATGACACCGTTTATTAGTGGCGAGTTCACTGTTTCGGACATTAAACGCTCCAATTACAGCGAACTGTTCCCCTCTGAGGAAGATGCAGCCGATTTATGGTTTAAGTGTAAGCTGTATTACATCACTCTGGACGAAAAAAGCGGAGCGGAGAAAAAGACATCATGCTATATGCTTGTTCAGGCAGCAGATTTGAGAGATGCTGTAAAGAAACTTGACGAAGGAATGAAAGGCACAATGGCAGACTATGTGATTTCATCCATAGCCGAAACCGCCATCATGGATGTATATCCGTATGAAGCGGAAAATGATTCCTGCTTATCGGAATACCCAAGTGGACACAAGACGGAAGCTGTCATAGGCGGAAAGAGCGTCATTGTAGACAAAACGGGAAATTCAACTGTAGTTTTACCTAGTTAAATTGTATATATATGGCAAACGAACAACAAAATCAGGTTTTCCATCATTGGAGAACTGGAAGTCAATCTGATTATGTGGGAGTAGAAATACTCCCTAACGGTCAGTCTATTATTGCTACAATATCCCATATCGTATGGGATGAGAATGCAAAGGTACAAGGTAGCAAGAAACCATCATGGATTGCTTACTTTAAAGAAACAAACCTTGTTCCTAAACCTATGCTATTGAACAGTACGAACCGCAAACGCCTTACCAAGCTGGCACAAACTGATTATCCTGAAACCATCCATGATTTCCGTGTAATATTATGCAAGGAACTGACACGTGACCCAAGCGATGGAGGAAAGGTTTACGGATTGCGTATAGGGCGTGATGTTCCGCCACCGCCACAGAAAGAGAAGATGACAGTGAACTCTGATAAATTCAAGGCTGCATTGGAAGCATTGAAAAGTGGAAAATGCGACATTGGATACATCACGGCAAGCTATGATGTAGACGCGGACGCTATGAAATTGTTTAACGAAGCGACTAAGAAATGATGGAAGCAGAAGAAAAAGAAAAATTATGGCTTATGAAGAGGTGTGGTAAAATCACCTCTTCCGCCATTGGAAAACTTATGGTTTCCGGGAGAAGGGAAATGACACCTTCCGAACTAGAGGTTGCAAAAAAACAGGGTGTAAAGAGAAAGACAGTTGATGTTCCTTTCGGAGATACAGCTATCTCTTATCTTTATCAGGTTGCAAGGGAGAGAAGGTTAAACAAACCATGCCGACATATATCCACTTCTGATATGGAGTGGGGAAAGGATCATGAAAAAGACGCTATCGAGTGTTTTAACCATAACACGTTCTCTAGACTAATGTCCTGTGCGGATGATTTTGACGAAATTGTTTTTGTCGATAATATCTATGATGGATATGGCGATTCTCCCGATGGATATGGATTTGATGTCAATGGTAAATTATCTTATATAGCAGAAGTGAAATGCTTTACTTCTGAAAGTAAGATTGAATATTTGAGAGAAGCCACAAAGGAACAGGCTATAGAAGAATACTATTGGCAGCTAATGTCGCATTTTCTTTCCCATCCCGATGTGGATAAAATGTATTATATCGTATATGACGGTAAATCTGATGATGATCCATTTGATTTACGCCCGGTTAATGATCCGTCAAGGCTTTTGTATTGGGAACTTAACAGATGCGATTATAAAGACGATATAGACAGGATGGAAGATAAGTTACAAATGGCTCTAGCTTATCTTTCACTCAACGAACGTGATGCAAAAAAATACCCAATAAGCAAAATTAATGACTTTGTTGGTGTTTCAAATACGTAACGGGTAATTGCGGAGTTACCACAAAAAGTTAATAATATGTCAACAAATATAACATTATCTAAAGAAAGTAGTGAAAGCGAAATTAAGGCGTATTTCAATGAAATATTAAAGCTATCACAATCTGATAACGAATTTCCGGTAAATTTTGATGATGTATGGATGCTTGTTTATCAATACAAACATAAAGCAGTAAATGAACTTAAAGAAAAGTTTATTGAAAACGTTGATTATCAGGCAATAACTCAAAAGGTTGAATGCAAAAATGGCGTTGGGTATTCAAGAAGAATTGATTATTATATTACTGTTCCATGTCTTGAATTTTTTATTGCAAGAAAAGCAAGATCGGTATTTGAGATTTACCGACAAGTATTCCATCATACCGTTAATAAGGTTATAGAGGATAAGTCAATTGACAATCAACCAACCATATCGGATAAAATGAATGCAGCTACATGGGCGGCAAAGTTTTTGAACTTAAATGATAATTCAAAGTTGATTATCGCAAAACAAATACTTGACCCATTAAATATATCTCTTCCTGATTATACATCATCAAAAGGGATACTAAAGTCTGCCTCTGAGTTACTATCTGAAAAAGGAATTAAAATTTCCGCACAGGCATTTAACAAGGCTGCTATCGAAAAAGGATACCTCTGCGAATTGAGCAGAAATTCTTCACACGGTAAGAAAAAACGATTCAAATCAATCACGGAAAAAGGTCTTTATTATGGGGAAAACCAAGTAAGCCCGAATAATCCTAAAGAAACACAACCGTTGTGGTATGAAGATAAATTTGAAGATTTATTGTCTAAATTGTTATGACTACATTAATCAAGCACAACAAACCTAATCGTGGGGATGAAATAATCATCCCCTATCTTGCCATAGAAAACAATATCAACTTTATCATGCTCAATGGGGGTGTAGGTGACGTTGAACTTATGGACGGAACGAAATGTAAGTCAACAAGCTGCACTCCTATCAAATTTGATGATGCAGGAGATGATATATATCGTATATATGGCATAGGAAAAGAAGCATGGAAAATGGCATGGCTGAAAAGAGTACATACCATGAGTGACGAAATTGTAAAACTAAAGTTAGATTTCAATGCCAGCAATTAGCGAATTATGGATAGATTATCCAATATCTTACCGTGACGAAAAAGGAAGGTTCGTCAAAGGTCATAATTACGGATTCAAGAAAGGAAGGGAAGTATCGGATGAGGAACGTGAAAAGAAAAGAGTTCTTATGAAGGAACTCATTAAAAAACGAAAGGAAAACGGTTCTTATCTCGGTCATAGAAACAATACAAGGGCTGTCATTGCGATAGAGGATGGCACGAACAGATTTCTATGCTTTGAAGCCTGTTGTGACTGTGAGAGGAAATTAGGTATGCCACAACGCTCATGCAGTTCTTTCTGTAAGGGGAAAAACGGGCATAGATGGAGAAACTTTAAATTGTTTTACGAAGATGAATACGGATTACGTTGACGAATTTGAAAACTACGACAGGAAGCTAATCAAACTAAATAGTGACACTGCCATTTTGCTGCATATATTTAAGAAAAAACCAAACCACCACTTCGAGGATTGGATGGTTCTTCAAGACAATGAGGAATATTTCAAAAAGGAATGTATTCCTGATTATGAAGATTCCGCCAGGCAGTTTGTCAAGCAGTTTGAAGGAGAAGAGTGCATGGCTTTTGTGATTGCATTGAAAAAAGAACTTGAAAGAATCATACAAGAAGATGAGTACAAACGAAATAAAGCTAAGAGATTACCAGGAGGTGGGGATAACCCGTCTGAGAAATGCCCTGACTAATCATAAGCACGTCATATTTTCAGCCTGTGTAAGTTACGGCAAAACGGTCATAATGAGTTTTATGGCTAAAGGTGCTGTTGAAAAGGGGAATAAGGTGCTTATCGTATCCCACAGATCTGAACTTATGACACAGACAGGGGGAACGTTGGAAAGAGTTGGCATACAGGCTGAATACATCTCTCCTAAACACAGGAACATACCTAAAGGTCTAGTAGTATCCGCAATGGCTCAAACTCTCCGTAGAAGGCTCGAAAAACCCGAATGGGTTGAATGGGTTAAAAGTGTATCTCTCTGTCTGATAGACGAAGCGCATTCGTCTGACGCGGATTATCTCTTTGAGTCTGGTTTGCTTGATGATAAGTATGTAGTAGGTCTTACAGGAACCCCGATGAGAAGTGGAAACCAAAGGCAGCTTGGCATGAACTATGAAGAGATTGTAGAAACCGCCCAGATACAGGATATGATGGACCGGGGAAACATAACCAAGTTGAGAACGTTTACAGTTGATGCGCCCGACTTGTCTAAGGTTAATACCGATTATCGCACAGGTGATTTCGATAGCAGGCAGATGGGTGCGGTGTTCAACAAGTCTGTACAGTACAAGGGGGTGATTGAAAACTATATGCGTATCTGCCCGATGAAGAAAGCAATCTGTTTTGATGCCACACAGGCAAATGCGATAAGGATGTGTGCCGAGTTTAATGAAGCTGGTATTCCTGCAAAATTTCTCATATCAGGCATAGATAAGAACAAGCCAGATGAGTTAGCATTATATGAGAAATATAAGCATTTTACAGGAAACAGGGAGCAGCTTATTAAGGATTTCCATGACGGTAAATTCACCGTTATATGCAATAGTGGCATATTGTCTACAGGATACGATGAAACAAGTATAGAAGTCTGTATATTAAACCGTGCTACTCAATCCGTTCAGTTCTATATTCAAGCAACAGGTAGAGCAATCCGGCTTCATCCTGGTAAAACGGAAGCATTTCTTCTTGACTTCGGTGGTAACATATCACGGCTTGGTAAGTTTGAGAAAGAACGTAAATGGGCTTTATGGCATAATAAGGGGAAATGCGAAGGGATACAAGGAGTGAAAGAGTGTAAACAGTGTGGTAAATATATTGCCATAACAGCTTCGGAATGCCCTTTCTGCGGATATGTATATCCAACCGAAAAGGAAATAAGAATGGCGGAACTGCAAGAATTGGTAGGAGATTTAAAGTTTGAACAAATGACACCTACGCAATTTTTCCAATATGCGGAACTTAAAGGATATAATGTTTATTGGGCGATCCGGCAGTTGTATATCAGAAATACGGAATCTGATTTTCGTAAAGCCATGAAAGAATGCGGATATTCTAGCAAGTTTATATGGGGATATATCCAAAGAAACAAAAAATAACATTATTTACATTTGCAAAATATTTTTGTGAAATAAATATATCTACTTTTGCGTTATGAAAAATAACATTAATCCTTGGGAAGTGTTTGATGAGATTGAATGTTCCCATAATCCTGAATATATTGTTTGTGTGTCACATCTTAGACATTACACGAATATTTTTGGCATAGACAAAAGGCTTGTAGACTTTCTTGGAATGGAAAAGAATACAATATTAGATATCGAAACATTTTGTTTTGGCGGAATGGATGTTTTCGGAATAAAAGAAGATTGTGTATCTGTAATAGAAGATTGTAAAAGACAAAGGGAAGCAAAGAAAGAAGCCTTGGAGAAAAACAGGAAATTGGTAGCCATGCTAAAATTAAAACGTGAAAATATGTGCGGCATAGGTACAAGAAAGGTGAAATTACTGCTTAATAAAAAGATAAAACAAGGAGATTTTACAGCTAAAATTTACCGTGTTGCATTGGAATTACAAGATTATAATATAAAGGCTAAAGGTGCTCCGTTTCCTTACTCGGAAAAGATGTATGCAAAGAAAGAAGATTTGATTGGTAAACTTATCGAATTATACAAAAATATACAACTACCTTTTGGTCGTTCAGAGGATAAAAATAAAAGAGTTTCTTTTATCGTATATTTTGATCTTCCTTTAGGTAATCAAATTAGTTTTCATTCTACAATAAAAAGAGATATACCTCTATACGGGAAAGAGTGGGATGGATTGGTAAACAGTACATTGGACAAGTTAGAAAAAGAAATAAAACAATACTTAAACATTTAATCATGGGAAAGAATTTACTTAATAACGATGGTAAAATTGCCTTGTTTCACGAAACGATAAGGCTTGACTTTAATCTGCCTAAATACTCCGTTATAGAGCAGAAAGATCCTAATCCAAGTGTAATGTCTTATGATTTTCTTAAACAGTACATGGAAAGCAATGATAAGGAAGGAGTCGCGGAATTTAATCTTACCGTTTCACCGACAATGCTTGATTCTGTAAAAACAAACCAGGAGCACAATCAGGTAAGAACCTCTCTTTTTGACAGAAAACATAAGGAAAGTTCATGGTTGAAAAAAGTTAAGGATTATGTAGACGAATACAGAAGATCCAAGTTTGATGTAATACATTTCTTTTCTGAGGTTAAGATACAGACAGAGAACGAGATGAAGCAATACAGGGATAGGATAAAAGACTATATACTGATGCTAGGTTATGCTGAAAGGTCCGGTCAATATGCCTTAAAAGAAAAGCTGTTCCGAAACATGGTGATATGCAAATACGAAAGCATATTGTTTAGCAAAGGATTATACAAGGCTATATCAGAGGAAAATCTTATGAAGTTTGCAAAAGGATGTCCGAAAAATCTATGCCTTGATTATATTTCTGACTATACTAGAATCATACCATTTGACATAATTAGGAAAAAGACTGACATAGACAAATATGAAATATTCGACAACTATGTTATCCTCCATTATGACTTTGATAATAACGGAACAGATTTACCGTCTGACAAGAAAAAAGAAGAGGTGGAAAAAAGAAAAGACCCTATTCTGTTTGGCGTTATTGCAGGAAGCAACAAACTATACTTCATAGGCGACTGGATTGACGAGTATTGCGATTTGCGGTTCGATGATGTGGTAAAACAATGCACGGACGATTTCTTGTCAGAAAACATTTCTTTGGATGATCTTGCAAAATAGCAATACAAAGCCTTGCAGAAACGGAGAGTATTGTTGCTGTCGCTGCAAGCATAGATACACGGTTATTGTGGATGGATTGTTTGTTGGATACGTCTGCTATATTCCTTGGTTTGATAAACATGTTGCCATGAAGATAAGAAATAGCGGACATGACATGTGTGAAGGATTTGAGATGGTTGATAACAAACTTTAACCTTTTATTTTTCTCATATATGCCATTTCGTGATACCTTTGCCAAATACAATTTTTTTTATTATGGCTGAGGAAAAACGGTCTGCGGAAGAAAAGAAAATGCAGAAAGATATAGTAGTTAGTTATAGGAACGAGAAGGAAGGTAAAGGATGCAGGGGATTGCTTGTAGCATTCTTTTCCGAACTTCTCCATCCTGCTGTAAGTGGTAACAAGTCGGCTGAGTTCCGTGCTCTAGGAGCAAAAAAAAGTATGCCTGACCTTGCTTATATACATGACGGTAAGATATATGGCATAGAACTTAAAATGCCTGACAGTAACCATGACCGTAATCATATAATAGAACAGGCTGATGTGATGGCTACATATTTCTTTAGAGGATATTTTGTATGGTCTAAGGAAATGTTGTGGAATATACTTGACGCTATCGAGTGTGGTCAGCCGGGGATGTCAAATACACTACAGATAAAAGATTATTGTATGCGTAACAGCACTACAAAGGTAAGTTTTGAAAAAATAATTAAAGAACTGTTTCAATGAAAGTTATATATAACAAAATAATTCCATTTAAGGGGTACAAGTGTATAAATTTGTTTGGTATTCTTTTCGTAAGAAAAGGATGTACGATGCGTGAAAGCGATTACAATCACGAAGAGATTCATACAAAACAAATGAAAGAACTTTTGTATGTTCCGTTTTACATTTTGTATCTTTTGGAATGGCTGTACAGGCTTACACAAAAAGGTAATGCGTATAGAAACATATCGTTTGAGAAGGAAGCCTATAATAACGAGAACGATATGGATTACATTGATAAAAGAGAACATTTTTCTTGGATTGAATACATTTGAATTTTACATTTATGAATAAGATAGTTTTTGATAGAAAAGTTTTATATTCAACGTTAAACTCAGCCAAAGCCTGTCTTTCCGATACAGGCTTGACGATATTGAAATGTTTCCGTTTTAAATATGTATCATCAGAAAATTCAATAGAGGTTACTTCATACAATAACCTTAATGAGATGCGTTTGATTATTCCCGTTGTTGATTCAGACTGCAATGACGGACAGGAGTTTGCAGTAGACGGGATAAGACTTGTAAAGCTGCTCAAAACAGTAAAGGATTCCATTGTTACGGTAAAGATATATGATAAGGATATAATATTCTCTTACAATGGCAGTGAGGCATCTTTCTTTGCGGAAGATGTAGAATCTTATCCTGATATTAAAATGGGTAAGCGTGGTACCGGGATAAGGGTCAACGTGAACAGGAATGATCTGTATAGAGCATTAAAAAGGAATATAGGATTTAATGATATCAGTGACGTTGTGACCAGCCTTAGTGGAGTGGGGATAAATTTTATTTGTTCCAATAATTGCATTGATATATGTTCGTCCGATAAGATTGTATTTGTAAGAGATGTTATAGAATGTCAGCCGGATATATCAAAGGACTTGTGCATAAATGTAATGCCTACATCGGTAAAGGAAGCGTTATCTTTTCTTGAAATGTTGTCAGAAGAAAATGTAACTGTTTCTGTATCTGATGATGAAAGGGTGATGTCCATATCTTATGGGGATTTCGGTTCTGTCTTTAATTGTACGCTGATGGAGGTTAAGTTTGTAAACTACACACCATTGGTAGACAATATAAAATCAAACTTTAATTACTTTATTAAAGCAAGAACTAGCGACTTGATAGATTCCCTTTCAAGAATAAAGGTAATGTCAGATGTGTATAATATATCACATTTTGTTTGCAGGGAAGAAGATAATAAAATGGATATAACATACACAAATGATGCAGGATATAAAATTTCGGAAAATGTCGGAATTGAAGATCATTGTCAAGGGCGTTTGGATTGCAATCTGAATATTGAAAAAATGATTAACGCATTGAAGGTGTTCCCTGGGGATTATGTTACATTGGCATATACCAATCCTGATAATAATGCTCCTATATGTATCATTAATGAAGAGAGAGATTATAAATTAATGGGCGTAGTAAACATTTTTAAGAGTTGCTAACTATCGTTTAACCTATCGAATATACAGTTTTATTATTTTTGCAACAAAAATATATAAGATATGGAAGATAAAGAAAAAACAATTCAGATTCTCGCTGAAACAATAGATAGGTTAAACAAGACTATAGAATCACAGAACAGTCTGATTGAGGATTTAAAAAACAGGCTTGAAACAATTCAGAACGAATATAGCCCTTCAATTATGACTGTAGGCGTATTGATAGAAAAGTTGAATAATACAAAGACAAGAAGCGGAAAGGTAAGATTTGAAGCATTATCCAAACATATAATGCCATATCTTACCAATCAGCTTTATGACGAGTATGATTTTAATGATGCCATTCCTACGTTCAAGGAAGTCCCGTCCGTTGAAAAGCCTGTCAATCGTGACATGATAGATGATATGATCAATGTTATAAAATCAAAGAGAAAGATAAGCGAATCATCCCAAAAGGCATATCTTTTAATGCTTAAAAGAATATTGTCCGAATCAAAAGAGATGAGTAAATATATCAATGATTATATTATCTCTCTAGACGTAAAATCTCCTTCAAATATATCTCTTACGGAGGAAGAAATAGAATTATTCTGGAATGTTGAGTCATTTGACGTTACGGAAAAAATTGTAAAGAAATTGTTTCTGATACAATGCTATACTGCCATGAGATATTCCGATATTTTCAGATTGAAAGATTCTATGATGGAAGGAAATGTTATTTCGTATATATCAAAAAAGACAGGTAAGAACGTTGAGGTTCCTGTACCTTCCAAGATTATAGAAATGATAAAAGAGGTTAGATCGTTCGATAAATACAACATAGAATCTTCCTTAAAGACTACTATGAATGAAGTTCTACCAACTCTTGGATGTAGAGCAGGTATAAACAAGCAGGTATTTGTAAGACGGGCAAATGTACTTATGAAAGGCCCGAAGTACCAGTTCATCAAAACACATACAGGACGTAGAACAGCTATTACAAGATGGGCTAATATGGGAATACCAGAAGGAGAACTGAAATCTATGGCTGGTCATTCTGATATAAGAACCACGAACAGATATATTACTGCAAGCGTATCAAATAAAACTAAAAATATTTTAACTGGTCAACTACCCACTAGGCTAAAATCCCAAGTTGATTAGACTAAGCACTTCGGGTGCTACGTTAGGAGAGAATATATAGTTACCAAGGGGTGTTTGCTCAAGCTCCTTGCTCTAAGGTCAGTGATTAAACAATTCTGTGGGGTAGGAATAGTGTTGCTGACGGAAAACCTCTCCATAACATTGTCGATGAGCATTTAACGGAGAAATCCGACTTATAGTAAATGGTTTACGTAATTAACAAACAAGGACAAGCACTTATGCCAACTGAAAGGTTTGGTAAGGTGAGAAGGCTGTTAAAAAACAGTCTAGCCCATGTTGTGTGTCGTATTCCGTTTGCAATTCAATTGGATTATGACACAACAGATTATACACAGCCCGTAAGTTTGGGCGTAGATGCTGGTAGCAAGCATATCGGCATTTCAGCAACAACAAGTGAGAAGGAATTGTATGCGGCAGATGTGGAATTGAGAAACGATATTGTGGATAAGTTATCTACTCGTAGGGAGCAAAGAAGAACTCGTAGGGGTAGACTTCGTTATCGCAAGGCTCGTTTTAATAATAGGGTATCTTCCAAGCGTAAAGGTTGGATAGCACCATCTATTGAAAACAAAATCCAAACTCATTTGACTATTGTTGAGAAGATACATAAGTTCCTACCAATAACTAATATCGTAGTTGAAACGGCTTCCTTTGATATACAGAAGATTAATAATCCAAGTATATCTGGCAGTGAATACCAACAAGGAGAACAACTTGATTTCTTCAATGTGCGTGAATATGTGTTATTTAGAGATAATCATATTTGCCAACATTGTAAGGGTAAAAGTAAAGATAAAGTTTTGAATGTGCATCACATAGAGAGCAGAAAGACTGGAGGTGATAGTCCAAACAACTTGATTACCCTTTGTGAAACTTGTCACAAGGCATATCATAGAGGTGAGTTTAAATTAAATGTAAAGCGTGGAAAGTCATTTAGAAATGCTGCCTTTATGGGGATTATGCGATGGAGTTTCTATGATAGACTAAAGAATATCTATCCTAATGTAAGTATGACATTTGGCTATATCACGAAGAATACCCGTATCACTAACAATCTTCCTAAAGATCATTATGTTGATGCAAGGTGTATCAGTGGTAATCCTATGTCTAAACCTCTTGGATATTATTTCTATCAGAAGAAAGTAAGATGCCAAAACAGACAAATACACAAAGCTAATTTCTTGAAAGGTGGCAGAAAGAAACTCAATCAAGCACCATTCTTGGTAAAAGGTTTTAGGTTGTTTGACTTGGTTGAATACAAAAAAGAGTTGTATTACATCTTTGGAAGAAGAAGTAGTGGTTCCTTTGATATTAGGAAATTGGACGGAACAAAAGTGAATAAAGGTTCTATCAATTACAAGCATTTGCGGTTGATAGATAAAAGGAAAAGTATATTAACTGAAAAGAGAACGCAAGTAAATTTATGAAGATAAAACGGAATTAATTCAAAATAGAATAGAAATGAACGATATAATATTCAAAAAAATAGAAAGAGCAAACAGTAAATATTCTGAATACTTATTAGCTTGCGATAAAGTAGCTAAAGAAGCCCAAAAGCATATAAATTGGAACGATAACGTAGGTTGTGCCTATATACCGGGTGACGGTCTTTGCATAGAGATTGAAGTCCATGTTTGCCCAGCTACAAGATTTTTTGAACTACCTGAGATTATCGGTAATGATATGATTGATGAATACACATATCGAATCAATTGCATTTAATTTAAAAGGGAACATAAAGGAGGAAATATGACATTAGAGCAGATAGTAAAACAAAGTCAAGGGGAACAATATGTTTATCCCGATGTATTTACAGATAAATGCGGTCTTGATATTATACTTTCCAATGATAAACTTCATGCCGTAAGGTCTTGGGGGTACACCAAAGGTAATCCAAAAAGGCGCGCTACGCTTGAAATTACAACGTTCAGAGGCATTTCTTCCAACGCTGTACATTATTACGGAAGGATAAAGATTCAAGGTGTAAATATGGAATGTGACGGAGAGCCAGGACATAGTAAAATGATATTTGACAACAATATCCCATTGGCACATTATATCTATGAACTTGTGCTTAAACGTCCGCTTACTAAGGAAGAAATAGACAAAAACCCGGAACGATGGGGAGATTACTACAATGAAGGTGATTTGACTAACTGTTTTGAAACAATAGAAGATGTCATTGAACTTGCAAAACAAGTCTTTCGGCTACGATTTACTGGTGAGTGGGAATTTTATGTAGAAAGCCCATATAACAAATATAGGGGTAAATTAGAAATTAACGTATAACGAGAAAGGAATGAGTAAAACAACAATTTATTATCTATTCCTAGCAGTAATGTATATGCTTCTAGGATAGGTGGAAAGGAGAGATATGAAACAGACAGTAGAAGAAGCGGCAAGGGAATATTCCAATGATTGCAGAAACAGGCAGCGTCATTGTGAACCGTACTGCATTGTTGACTTTATTTCTGGTGCCGAATGGCAGTCGAAGCAATCGCCTTGGATAAGCGTTAAGGAACGGTTGCCAGAAGAGTTAGAAAGTGTTTTGGTTGGGACTAATTACGAGGGCAGATATTATTACGAAGTAGCTTTTGTAATGAACGGGAAGTGGGTATGCCATAATAGTAAACCCATCTATTGGATGCCCATCCCGTCTTTCGATGAAATACTCGAAGCCAACAGGGATGTATTGGAACGGATTAAACAGAAAGGAGATTGAGATATGGATAAGGAAGAATTAACCATTAGCTTAGCGGAAGCATATAGGGAGATATATCTATTAAAGTTGATTAATATCAAGCTAAGGAAACATGTAGACGAACTTACTGGGTATATTCAAGAATTTTCACCTGTATTTACTAAAGAATAAAAATATGTATAATAATAGATACTTTCATTATTGGAATAAACTAGTAAGACCATACAGATAGGGAGTAAAATCCCTATCTTTTCTTTTCATACTTCCTTTTCATTTTTCTTCTTTCCACTCGTGACATACCCATATTTTGCGCAATGCCAAACAGTATTTCTTTTTCTGAATCAGTAAGCATATCATACACTTCTTCCTTGCTTTTTCCGCTAATCATAGCCATAAAAATCTTTTTCATAATGATTTATTTTAGTTTTTTCTTACAACAATCGCAAATCTCGTCTTTTATAGGTTTTGTAAATAAAGCACCTACATATCCTGCAAGGTATCCGGCTTCTTCTGATGAAGGCTTTATGCCATAATAGTCAATTATATGACCAATCATGTGTTGTTTTTCATGCTCCAGTGTATTCATAAATTCTTCATCAGACGTACTGTGACTGATAATGATTACAGTGCACTTATTGTTTGAATACGTTACACCGTAATTGTATTTTTCAGTCTTTATCTTATCCGTTATCCTGTTCAGCAAATGAAAAGGACAGCCAATATATTCCAGTCTGTATATCGCTCTTAAATAAGAGTATTTATCCACAGAATAGAATACATCAACCGTCCAATCATATTCCTCAATGTATAGTCTTTGTCGTACCATAGCAATCAGATATAATCCTCCCAAGAGAAAGGTGTTCCACAGGCTATACACTTTGCATAATACTCGTCAAGAGCACGGGTAGGGCTTCCGTCAACATCGTCAAGATAGTCTTTTACAAACATACAGGCATATTGCTCATTGACTATGGATGAACCCATATAGTCGGCACGTACCATATTCAATACATAAACCTTATTGTATTCCACATCATTCTTCAACTCAACATTGAATTGCTTCATCAATGCTTCTACTTGATCTTTGTCATACGGGTGTATTTTGTTACCGTTCCTGTCTTTCATTTTAGAAACGGCATATTCACACAATTTCTTTGAGAAATTCCATCCATGTTCTGCAAGATATTTTTCCATTCCCGAAGGAAGTTTCTCATATACATCTAATCTCGTTCTTTCCATAGCTTTTGTTTTTAAAAAGATAGCCCGTAGCAAACCACTACGGGCTTAAACCAATTTAATTAGCGTCTACGTCTGGCGTAAGGACCAGTACCTTTGACTCCGCGTCTTTCTCCGTACTCATCATCGTCATCCCAAATACGCCCGTCATCGTCCATTCTTCTACGCATTCCACGCTCACCGTAACGTCCATCCATTTCTTCCATAGCGTCACGATAGCCTTCTTTATACGCTTTTTCTAATTCCCGGTCCATATCTTCACCTTCAAAGCTACGGCCCATTCCATATACTTTCCAACCCATAGTATTTATTTTTTATTGTTGTTATTATTATTGTTTGTATGTTGCACATCAGGCAATTTGATACCAGAAGCAGCAAGTTGTGCAAGTATATCCTTTATCTGTGACAATTCACCTTTAAGTTCCTTCATCTCCTTGTCCTGCTGTGCCTTCTCGGCAAATGCAGGATTTAATGCTGTAAGCATCTCATCGCAGCTTTTGATTACTTTCTGATGGTATTCCACAGATTCCACAACCCTTACACTGCTTATTTTCATTGCTTCTATCTCAGCATTGATGGCATCCTTGCTTTCCGATACAACCACATTTCCGCCTACTTGGGAAAAGTCTGCTATACTAAGATTGGCTGGCAACTTTTGAAAATCAAGAGTATCATCTCCAACCTTAACTTTCACATCCACAACCATTTCATTTTGCGGAAGAGGATATGCTGTATATCCGTTCTGATATTTAGGAACAGGATTTGAAACACTTACCACAGTGCCCACATCACATCTTGGGTTTTCCCCTTTATGCAATATGAAAAACTGCTGTCCTTGTCGTATTGATTGAAACATACTTATAACTTTTTAATATCATTTTACAGTGCTTCTAGCCTGTGCGGCAGCAGCAGGTGCAACGATATGATTAACTACTTGAAATATCCCATTACATTTGTCGTAATAGACAAAGTATTTATTCCCCTGTGAAATTTCACTAGACGGAATCTGATCCCCAGAACCGTTTACCAAAGGAACCTTGCTTGTGGATGTTGATGTGGTATTTGTCAATGTGGTAGCTACAGAAACAAGATACGCATCAGACCCAGCAGCAGGAACATGATTTACGCTTAAAAGCAAAATACCTTGATTTGGCAATCGTCTGAACAGACACGGGTTAATACCATAGATAACCTCTGAATTTGTTGTATCTGTCGTTACAGAAGATGTCCGAACAAACGGTATCCCTCCAAAGTCAAGTCTATGTACCCCTCTGAAACGGTTAGCGTTATATCCCATCATATAAGGATTAAAAAAATAACTCATAACTTTTCCCTTTCTTTAAAATTTTACTATTTTTGCATCGGGATAGATAGGAGTGATCAGCCTATTGAAAAGGGTTCGCTAACGCCCTTCCCTCTTTTTTCTATGTTAGCATCACTAAAACTAGTTAGCAATGACAAACGAAGAATTTATTAAGAGCATCTCCTTGGAAGGAGAAATTTGGAAGGACGTAATCGGATATGAAGGATTATATATGGTTTCTTCATTTGGAAGAGTGATTTCACTAGAGAGAAAAGTTTCAAATGGGAAATCATTTAGAATCGTTCCTTTTTCTATTAAAAAACCTAATATAATCAATGATAGAGTTAATTATAAACGATATGAATACCATTTATATAAAGGTAAAAGAGAAAGAAAAGCAATAACTGCACATAGAATTGTTGCTACTGCATTTATTCCTAATCCTAATAATTATCCTTCAATAGACCATATAGATGGAAATCCGTTTAATAATCATATCTCTAATTTAAGATGGTGTACTAACTCTATGAACATGAATAATCCTATAACAAAGAAAAGAATTTCATTAGCTAAAAAGGGAAAATTAAATAATTCTAAGAGTATTCCAGTAGTTCAATTAAAAGATAATGAATTAATCCAAATTTATCCTTCTGCTATGGAAGCTAAGAGAAAAGGATATATTTTATCTTCTGTTTTAGAATGCTGTAAAAGCAAATTGAAACACCATAAAGGATATAAATGGATGTTTTTATCCGATTACGAAGCCCAATTCAATAAGTCAAAGAACTCTTAACTAAACTTTAGCAATTGCAACCACAGTTGTCACCAGCAGCATAACCTGCACCAAAACCAGCCATGAACGGATAACCTCCATAGCAGCAATTAGGATTTGGCACAAAGTATGCTGGAACAGGGGCGGGTGCTCTAAGCTGTCCAACGATATTAGCGGTCTGTGCCTGCTGAGAAGCAGCTAAAGCTAAATTGCTATTTTCCTGTCTCAGAGCATCAATCTTGTTTTGCATTTCACGCATTTCAAGCTGACAGAACTTGTCATTGATGATTGCGCTTTGAGCATCAATCTTAGCAGATATGATGTTGAACTGAGTGTTTGCATTGCTAGTCAGAGTGTTGGTCTGCTCTACAGTAGCCAATCGGCTATCGCATCCTTGACGTTCGATAGCGGTACGGATATCACAGCAGCAAGAAGCAAGCTGAGAACCGATAGCTGCACTATTGGACTGAATTGAATTGATGATCTGTTGAGAAGAAAGACCTACCTGATTACCAACTTGCTGAATCTGTCCTTGAATCTGGCAGATAGCATTTTGCAACTGTTGAGTAGAGCAACTCAAAGAGCTAGCCAACTGGTTGATAGCTGTTCCGTTTCCTTGAATAGCATTCATCAACAATTCACGTCCTGCTTCATTGTTCAATTGAGCAGGGATTCCGTTTGCTCCATTGCCAAACCCGTTACCGAATCCGTTACCACCCCACAGGAAGAAGAGCAGGATAATCCAGATCCAATAACAACCAGCACCACCCCAAGCGTCTTGATTTTTGTTTCCATTCATCAAGGCAGCTACAAGATTGGGGTCTAATCCTTTATTCTGCAACAGTGCAGGAATCATTGACATAATACCTGCGCTTTCTCCAGCGGCAGGATTGTCGAACATAAAAATTTTGTCTGAACCCATAATATTGTAATTTAATGTGTGTGTATTATAACTCCCGTAAAGACTGTGCACTCATCTTTACGAAAGTAAATTTACAACATGGATGGTCTAAACAAAAATAAAAATTTCGTAGTATAACTTATTGTGTTTCAGATAGTTTAAACTTGTTAAAATAAGTTATTTTCTTGTATGTTGCTTTTCCTATTCGTATATTAGCGCAATAATTTTAAAATAGAGGAATTGAAGATGAAAGAATTAAAAAAATGGAATAATAATCCAATAAAGATTACGTATTTAATACCTAGTGGAAACAAGTACGCTTATATAAAATTAGGTGACACTGTTGATCTGATGAACGGAACATATAAAATAACCGCTTTGGATAATGAAGAAAACATTTTCCAAGCGGTTAATATGGAGAATAAAGATGATTGTGTGATTATGTATGCGTATGAGGTAGTCTAGTTTTTAGTTTTATATTTTCCTCTTGGCTTTTTTGGACGGACAAGCCCGTTATTCTTGAGAGCATCTAATGAATCTTTCAAATAAACGGGTTTTGTCATTCCTTGTACCCTTACTGGAGACAATAATGGTGTTACAGGATGAAATTTAGTACCCTTATATGTTATTCGTGCAAATTCAGTATCACTTATATCAAGATATTTAATAGCATTTTCTCTATCAAAATAGGATGGTATTATGGTAGACTTGTTTATTGCATCTGTTAGAAAATTGAACTGCTCAGCATTTACATTTGAATTTCCGCTTTTCAATGCTAAAGAAATTCCATCAAGTAAAGAGGCTAATATCGTGTTGTAATTCATTCCCATGTCCTACTCAATAGATGATATGTTTGCTGTTCCCGTAACACTTACCTTGCTTCCCGGTGTGACTGAAAAATATTCCACCGTTCCTGCCGGGAGAAGCATTCCTGTTGGTGCTATTCTGCTTGATCTGCTTTTCGTTTCCTGTACCAATGAGATACGGCATCCATCCGATGTCGCTACTCTTATAAGGTTTGACAATGCTGTGTATTCCTTGTCGGTAACATCTTCCGATGCTGATATTCTTGCAGCCACTAAACCTTTTAACGCTTCGTCCTTTGAAGCGTTTTTGGTGGAGAAATACCCACCTATCTGTTGTTTATCATTGTTTTCCATATCCTTTCAAGTAAGATTGTTTCACACTTTCGGCAAACTCGTTCAGCTTTACATAATCTGCATCAAGTTTGTTTAAAATACCCTTTCTGAGAGCCGCTTCTTCCTCACCGTTGGGAAATTCATCCTTTATGGCGGCATCTACCGTTTTGTCGTATGATACAGGGTTCTTTACACGCTGTACATCGGCTTTCCACTTTTTGACGAACTTTCCCTGTACAATATTTCCCATATCGTCCGTTTCGGGTTCGTCAACTTGTTCAATGTTTAAATGAACATTGCTATATCCAGTGCCTAAATCAAAGATAAAGGCAGGCTTCTCGTCAAAAATCAAACCTCTTTCCATATTTTAAATATCTAATGTTCCGTCAAAATAATAGCCCCTATTGAATTTTATGACAACATCCTCCAATGGTAAAAGGCTTTTGTCTACTTGGGAAAGAAATGTTCCTAACGCTTCGTATCCGCCTTTCATAAAGCATTTTTCTCCTTTGAACATTATCTGCATCCTTACCCATGTGCTATTGTCCTTCTTTGTGGATGGTCTTACATCGAAATCAAGAATGTCTATATGTTCATCGACAAGTTTGTCTATCTTCACATCTTTTCCGTCAAACTTTCTTGACACCCTTATATTCAAGTCACTAATCTTTGTCATGTGGCTATTATTATTAACTAAAACTTTATTAATTAAGTTTTTAGAATCACAGTGCATCAACATACCCATATAACTCGTAATTGATTTTGGGTTATTACGTTTTGACGCAAAGTTTTTCTTTATTCTCTTTCTTATTTTGGTATGACCGGGAGTAAAGACAAATTCACCGAAATCTATCCCTTCTGAAACGGGGAATATTCTGTAATTTTTCTTCATCTCCAGCTTTTTTTCATACCACAGGTAATTTCTTATCCTCCACAGCCATTCATGCAACTGTTTCTTGTCGTGGGATAATATCACCATATCATCGGCAAATCTGAAATAATGCTTTACTTTGAACTGCTCCTTTATAACATGATCCAAAGACCTTAATACCAAATGGCTTCCTATCTGAGCGTCAGGATTGCCAATAGCCAGACCTTTGTTGCTGTAATTAAGCGTATTCATAAGCCATAACGCATCCCTGTCTTTCAAGTCTTTGCTATATGCCTTCTTGTAAACGCTGTGTCTTACGGACGGATAAAACTTCTTAATATCCATTTTCAAAACGTATATTTTTCCGTTTTTGTCCATTTCAAGCAATGTCCGTTTCATCTTTCTCACAAGGGAGTGCTTTTTAACCTTACTTGTAATACCCCTTTTGGGCAGACAGTTATATGAATCAAGTGTAAGGCTTTTTGTCCATCTGTCCATCATGGGTATCAAAAGGCTGTGCTGGATAATCCTGTCTGGGTAAAACGGGAGTTTGTGTATCTCCCTTACCTTTCCTGCATCAGTCACTTTCTCTATCACCTCATACTTGCTTACATGGTATGATTTGTCTTTGAGCATCTGATAAACATTCTGATGATATTCATCCTTATGTTTCTCATAATCCCTCACACCCCTGTGATTTCTCTTTCCTTTCTTTGCCTTTTCAGCAGCAGAGATAATATTATCCATACTGCCTATCGTTTCAAAAATATTATTCAATCTTTTCATCTTACGTGCTTTTCTTTGTCCGTTGAGCCAAAGATAACTAACTTTCCATATACCTACAACTGTAAATGTACTAATAAGTTCCCATCCTCAAACAATGGGTTGTCTTGACATTTTTCATCTTCCTGACGAGGCTTCTGTATAGCAGTAATTTTTTTAGCACGTTAGCTGCCACCGATGTTCGTGTTCGCGTTTGAAGGATCATGGTTCAAATTACCATTCCGCAGAGAACAATTGTCGTTGTTCGACTTACCACCAAAGTAAACACCACCATTCTACAGACCGCCTTTTTTCAACTAACCGCCTTTGACAGACTTATTTAACTTTGCTGACGCATTTGGTTAGATTTTTATTATGCAAACTTAAACATAATTAATATATTTTGCAAGTTTTGGGAGGGGGATTTTTCACTTCGTGAAAAATTAGGGTTGGGTTATTGTACAACGGAAGCCGCCACCGATGTTCGTGAGCGCGTTCGAAGGAGCATGGTTCAAATTACCATTCCGCAGAGAACAAGAGACGTAGTTCGACCCACCACCAAAGTAAACACCACGTCTTCCAATTTTACCCGAACCTGCACTCCCTGTAAACCAGTTATAATGGCATTCCCCCGTGTGAAGTCCACCACCTTGAGTTTTACCTATAAGACAGTCTTTAAAATTTTCAAGCTGATATCCTTCGCCTTTGTTCCTAGTACCAATTAAATCATAGATGTTTTCAAACCCATACGATTCACCAGGATTTTTATCGGTTGATACATTGTCAGTAGTCATATTGTTTACCGACTTAGTTTGATATATGTCAATAGATGTGGAATCATGCATGACACAATCTATTCCACTGTACCACATCCATATATCTCCCCATCCGGCAATACGTCCGCGAATGATAGGTTGCGTGAAGCATATTTCTATTTCACGGTTTGTCACTGCCGCATTATCCGGGATACTCCATCCGCTAGTAACAGTTGCAGTGACAAACTTGGCTACGATACCCGACATCTCCCCGTCAGCCAATCCGTTATGACCTTGGAAGTTGTAGTATTTGTATTTTGTGCTTTCATATTCAAACTCGGTGTCGGGAGCGACATTGTGTTCCTTTGCGTATGACATGGCAAGCTGTGCTTCAAACATCTTCATGCAAGGACGGTAGTTGTTTATGAGTTGTGAAAAATTGTAAGCAGTTCCTGTTTCTGATGCTTTAAATCCTTGCCCGTTCAACTTGTAATATACATAGGTCTGACCGTCCGCCTTCTTGAATCTGACGCCTGTCATTTTTCCCCAGCTTGACGCATCGGGGGCTGAATCGTTGGATGATATTCCTTTTCCGCAAACAGACTGTGCGTGCAGGTCTTTTGTTCTGAATTTGATAAAAAGAAGCGTACACCACACTTCAAGGTCAAGGGCGAACGCATTGGCGTAAGGATAGTTCTTTGCCGTATCCGTATTTTTGTTTCTAGCATACTTCTCAAAATCAAAACGTGATACATTTGTCGTAGGCCACCCGTTTCCTTCCATTATGTTCACGCCTAGATTTCCTGCTGCCGTTGTTCCTTTTACCGTGTTGTCAAAAATAGATCTCTGCTTCCCATCCTTTATCGTGGAGTAACCGATACTCATTCCGAACGGTTTTATCTCTATGGCCGTATCGCCACCGTATGTAAACGGAGTGTCACTGACAAGCCTTCTTTCGTATGTGTCATCCGTTCCTCCGTTGATTACCCAGAAAGGCTTGGTGTTTACAAGCATAATATCGCTTCCGTCATCTGTTACATCAGTTCCGTCAATAACAATATTTGACGGGCTACCGTCAGCCATTTTGAAGAAATTGGTCTGGTCAAGAAATCCGACTACCTTACCGTCTTTTACCTTTGCCACACGGAAAGAGTTGAGGATGGGATGGGATGTCTTGAACTCTTCCTTTCCTATCCATGTCTGAAAGGCTGGGTCTGCCTGCCCTCTTCTCATCTCCACTCCATATATGTTCCCCTGCTGCATCTTTATCTGTTCGAGAAGGGTTTTGTAGTCATTGGTAAAGTCGTTTGTGGATAACGCCTTGCCGTCCACCTTGTCTACCTTCTTGTCTATGGCTGCTTTCTGCGCGGTGGATACGGGCTTTTCCGCATCGGACGTATTGTCCACCTTTGACAGACCTATATTGTCTTTCGTTATATTGACATTACCCGTCCTGTAAGACTGTTCGGCATTACCTTTCACGCCTATGACAGTATTCTTCTGTGCGCCTTCCTGTATCCCGTCAAGTTTGGTTTTTAACTGGGTAGTAAAGTTGTTGTCGGTATGAACATAGTTTTCGTCCATTACCATGCCTTGTCTTATCTTGGACACCGTGACGGATTTGTTCTCTTTAGGGCTTCCCGTCACACATGGTATCATCTCTTCTCCCGTAGCTGTTTCAACGGGAGGCATCTGCGAAATTTTAAGATTATCTTCCATTTTTTCATTCTGTTAGTATTAAACCATCGTTTTCAAGCAATATGCTGTATCCATTTTCAGTGATTACGGTATTCCGAAGAACCTCTAGCGTTATCCTTGAATCAGCAAACTTCCATGAATTGTCAGAAAACGGCATATACCCGTCTTTCTTTACAGACAGCGACATCGTGCCATTTACCATACCTCGTACTTTCACTGTACCGTCAGACAATGTTTTGTACTGTACACCTTCCACCGTGACCGTTGCGTCCTGTATGGGTGAGCCTGATACGTCCACCACCGTTATCGTTACGATAGCCTTTGGTATATAGTAATCAATCAAATCCTGTTCGGTGAATCCGTCGGTTTGTTGGGTGGGAACTGAATCGAAACCGATGGAGTTGTAGAAAGCTGAACTAATCCATCCGCTATCATGGTCAGTATTGCTAAAGAATACAGGAGTTTTAGTTTTATCACCTGTCACATCATTGTTTACTATGGTGATTATTTGCTTTTTGTTTAACAAAGCGGAAACTATTGTAGATTCATTCAGTGTTCCATCAATATAGGTCTTGCCGTTTGAGTTCCTACTATTATAAGCAATACTACCTTTGTCATTGAATACGGCAAACAGCCAAGGTTCAGTAGTATTCAGTCTTTGGTCATAGATAAACTTTCCATCAATGAACGGATTGATAGTTACAAACAACACCTTAACGCCCTGCTGCAAGTTCTCCACAACACCGTAATCATCCACTCCATCAGTTATTAGGGCGTTGGGATATTTAGGCAGGAACTCTATTGTTACATCCATATCTCCTGTACTTCCTGTAACTCCTATGGTGTTATACAATGAAGTGGTTCCTTCGGGATAGGTTAATGTCACCTCATGCTCCCCGTTGTCAAAAGTATAAAATCCGCCATTTCTGTTTACCAAACTAACTTGTCTGCCATCAGAAAGACCTGTAACCTTAAACTTATGCGTTGGGTTAGAGTTTGCCGGAACTATGTTTACCATGTTATCTGTGGTGGATAGTTTTTTAGTAATATGAATAATTCTGTTATCTGTAACAGTAACATTTGCTCTATCGGGTAGAATATTAGTGCTAGCAATATCATACCCACCCACACCGCTCATTGCCGCGAACATGAAATTGTTAAGTTTCAGAGGTCTGTTGTTTCCGCTATGGTCTTGCAGGTATGGATTGGCTTTTAGTATCTCGTTTGTGGGAACGGATTGTCCTGACGGTAGCTGGGTGATGGTAATGTTACAAGCACCGACAATATTGCCGTTTCTGAATGACAGATTACCGTTTACGGTTCCTAATGGCGGAATATCATATGTTCCGTCTTGTGTGATATTAACTAATTTCACATCAGCTCTATATCCCCAGTATAATTCCTGCCCCTCCAAAAGACCCTCAACAGTTACTTTCATTCCCGGAAAATTCTTTGTTCCACTAGGAATATAACATTTAACAATATCATTTTCCGCCACAAATCTTGTTATAGTGAAAGTCGTATTTGTTATAGTCACATCGGCATTTACGGAATGTTTCGTCCAATCATTAAAGTTTTCCGCATAAGTATCCACAGGCTTTGACATATCATACCAAAACACCATGTGTTCTTTCACCCATTTTTCTATCACCTTGCTTATGTCGGTTTTCGCCTTTCCTGCCGACTTGACAAGTCCAAGTTTTCCTATGTTAAAAAAACCTATTTTTCTCATTTTTCGTCCATTTTAACCCACTCATCAGATAAAAGCAGCTTCTCAAACTCTCTTGTGTCCGTGTCGTATGTGTCGTAAGGAAAAGGGTGTTCCGTTCCGTCCTCAGGTAACGTCATAGGCATCACTTCCATAACCTTCTCGGTATGGATCATATAATACAGACCGTCTGTCGATCGTCTGAAAACGGACAGATCATCTTCCGAAAACATAATCTCGGCATCTATTTTTGGTACTATAGAAAACTGCATATTATGAATTTTATCTATTATCGCAAAGATAATTAAAAAAAAGTTAAACGTATTGGTTGCATATGGATTTATGTCGTATATTTGCTGAAAATTTAAAAAAAACATATCTATGAATGTACTAAGTTTATGTGACGGGATAGCTTGCGGACGTATTGCACTAGAAAGAGCAGGCATAAAGGTAGACAAGTATTACGCAAGCGAAATAAACGAAGGCATTTATAACCAATTAAACGATATTTAACTAAATTAGTTATGTCATAATTTAATTTATATTTATATTTGTGATATGAAACGAGCGTATAAATATAGACTTAATCCTACTCCTGAGCAGATTGTTTTCTTCAACAAATCTTTCGGGTGTTGTAGGTTTGTATATAACTATATGCTCGGTAAACGTATAGAAGCGTATCAGCGTGACAAGACGAAGATAGGATGGGTTGAACTGGCTAAGATGCTTACAGAACTTAAAAAGGAAGATGGGAAGGAATGGCTTTCGGAAGTATCAAACGAGTGCCTGCAACAATCCATAAGAAATATGGACAGCGCGTTCGTGAAGTTCTTCCGTGAAAAGGCAGGATTCCCAAATTTTAAGGCTAAGCATTACAGCCGACAGTCATACAAGGCTATAAATTCGGTGTCTGTTGACCTTGACAATAACAAGGTAAGACTTCCAAAGATCGGATGGGTTAAATTCTTCCCAAACAGGAAGTTTGACGGTAAAGTATGCTCTGTCACGGTAAGCAAGACACCAACAGGTAAATATTTCATTTCTGTCCTTGTTGACGATGGAAAGGAAATACCTGTAAAGCCTGCTGTCAGATATGATACGTCTATCGGTATAGATGTCGGTATAAAGGATTTTGCAGTATGTTCAAACGGTGATGTGTATGCCAATCCCAAATATCTTGAGAAATCGGAAGCAAGACTAAAGGTGTTGCAAAGAAGATTCTCAAAGACAAAGAAAGGCTCCAACCGAAGAGAACGTGCAAGAAAAATCCTGGCAAGACAGTATGAGAAGGTTTCCAATCAACGCAACAATTTCCTGCATCAAGTCACATCAAAGATTGTCCGTGAAAACCAAACGATAATCATTGAGGATTTGAATGTAAATGGTATGTTGAAAAACCACCGTCTTGCAAAATCCATATCATCCGTTTCATGGAGCGAGTTTTTCCGACAGCTTGAATACAAGTGCGAATGGTATGGACGCAACCTTATACGTATCGGACGTTTTGAAGCAAGTTCCAAGACGTGTATATGCGGATACGTTAATAGTGAATTGAAACTCAGTGACCGTGAATGGGTTTGCCCGAAATGCGGAAGGCACAATGATCGTGATATTCTCGCTTCGGTGAACATCAAACGGTTCGGACTAATATCACCCTTGGTAGAAGGGGTTGAGGACGTGGAGTGGTCGGCAGTAGCCGGGGCGGTGAAGCGTCAATATGTATGTGTATAATTACCTATATATAATTACCTAACTGATTATACGCCTTTTGTTGATTGGAATACTTTGAGAAGGGAGTACGCATGTAGGGCAATGCAGGGTATTTTGAGAGTTTACTGTACTGTGAATGACCCTGAAAGATATGCACTTGTAGCCAAAGATGCTGTAAAATACGCAGACGCATTAATAGATGAACTAAGAAAATAGTCTTTCTACATATTCATTTAGGGAAAATGAAAAATCCCCTTACTAATTGGAAGCAAGGGGATTTTTCATTATAGTTCAGGTCCCATAGATATAAGTAATGTACTATCTTTGTAACTTCCACTATTAAGACTAACCCATATTCTACAACTTCTAGATTGAATCATATCAGATGAGATAAATATCCTTACCTTTTTATCAACCGAAGAATTAGCAGATACTTGAAAGTTTTCTATAGTGACACTTGTTTCGCCTATCGTCATTGGATCATTAAAATCCTTATTTGTATATCTAGCCAAGCATACATTGTTTGAAAAACTTATTGAACTACTTTGCCCATTACGTACTCTTACAGTAACTTCTATATAACCTGTAACAGTCGGTAAAGTACCCCCAAGTATAGATATGCTTACATAAGATCCTACAATTTCTATCTCCGCTTTTTTCATCATAGGAATAGAATAAGCGCTATGCAGTATATCAGGATCATCCTGGTTTAATATGGCTGTGCTTAAAAAGGGATAAACATCCCATTTACCAGTTGCCATTCCCCATGAGTTCACTGTTACCATAGCATATCCTGTCCCTATCTTCTTATCAGCAGTAACACGCCTGTACATCTGAGTAGTTTTGCTTTTAACATAAACACCAAAATAACACTCTGCTATCTCAGCAAAATCCCCCATGTTTAGGAAATCAGCCTCAGTCCCCTGTGAAGGCATCATTATAGCAGCAGAACATGTAAAGCTACTACTAGTAAACTGATTTGTAGCTGTAGCAGGACACATGAACTTATCTATAGGAGGATCGGCATAGTGATTATAACCATTAAAATCAGTAAGACGATATGGAAAATTACCGCCTGTTGGTGGGCTATATTCCCACCCATTCATACTACCATCAGCATAATTTTCGGCATCCGTATAACTTGAAATACGTTTTGGCTTCACACCACAATTACCATCCCAGGCCTTCCACCATTTTTCTCCATCACTAGGACCAAGGCTTTCATATCTTACAGGCTTGTATCTAGCCCAAGGATTTATTTTCCCATGTGTATTTGCACACGCATATCCCAAATCATACCCAATACCAATAGCACCGATACCAAGCGTAGCGTAAACATCATCGCCCAAATTTATTGGAGCAGTTATCTTACCGTTAGAATGTCCCATAATTTTATCTATTGATTATAAATACCTAATCTATTTTCCAACTCTCTCACTCTTTTCTTTAATCTTGTAACTTCATCGTCCACCTCTTGTAATCCTTTCCATACTACAGGAATTAATCTTTCATAAGTAACCGTATAATAATCGTGGAATACATCTCTTACCCATTGTTTAAACCCCCCTGCTATAAGATCTTGTGCTATCAAACCAAACTGGTCATAATCATTATTATACACCTCCGAGTTAGCTTTGGCAACATCATTCCAATGATATTTCACAGACCTAAACTTATTTATAATGTCCATAGCATTGTAATTCTGAATATCTTTCTTTAGTCTGATGTCAGAACCACTAGCCTTGGCTGTTATTTCCGCCTTAGAGTGTATTCCACCAGCAGGAGATATTTCAACCACATTTTGATTAGCCGTAGCAGTACCAGTGTCAAACGAAAACCAGCTAGATTTGTTCACACCTAATTGACCCCTAAAAGTTCCTCCACCATTATAAAAAGCTATGGAGCTACCTCCGGAACCGCTGCTTCTTACCAACTGGAGAGTGTCATAGGTGTCTGTTTGAATACGTAATCTCTTACCGCCAAAATTACGTATGAAATTACTGTCTTCCATATATATTCCGCCACCATAATTTTGGTGATACCATCCTGAATTTCCCGTGCTTCTGAACCAATCGCTGCATTGAATGGAATTGGGGAGTTTTAAATATACATTTGCAGAACCGTTCACACTAACCCCAGCACCCGTATGGGAAGCGTTGTGGTCTTGTATATAGAATGTTCTAGCATTAGTCCATATATTTGCCGCATTGGAAATTCCTGCCGATAAAGCAGTAAAAACATATCTTGTTCCCTCAGGTGTTCCTGTAGTACCATTATTTTGCGTAGTTACATACCCATAAGGATATTGCTCAACTATCTTGACTGCAATATATGGGTCATAGCCACTTTTATTACATTTCATCCATATTCTCCATGTTATACCATCATCCGATGTACAGCGTAATTCTGGAAGAGTACTACGTCCGAAGTTAGTAACATAAAAAAGAGTACTTGCTGTATTATCAGTGTTTCTTCGTAATCTAAGCACTGCACGTCCGCTAGATTCATAACCCGTTTCTGTTCTACACAAATCAAATACTACATAAGCACGTAACTGATACTGTCCGCTAGGAATAACAAACCTCAAAAATTCTATATAGTCATAAGTCTGATATTGTGAAACAAAACCATCATACATACGATTCTGATAATATGCCCCATGATTCCCGTCCAACAAATCCGCATTTAAGTTGGTATTCAATGTAGTGGAATTGCATTGGTAAGGCTGCGTGCCTGTGCCTACGGTGGATTTAAAGTACCCGTCAGTTCTTGTATTTCCAGCAACATGAAGTTTTTCACCCGGAGAATTAGTACCAATACCTGCTAATCCACCACCAGTACACATAATCAAGTATTTTCCCGAATGGTGCTGTAAAAACAAATGGTGGTCATATCTGTTTATCTCTCCATTATATGCAGCATCATAATTGCCTGCGCTATTAACTCTTCCTATACATATCGTACTTTCTTTAATACCACCTGCTACATTAAGCACACCTGTTCTTACATTCAACCACATGGCATTGTTTCCCTGCGCTACCGTTTGTCCGATGATTGTGGGATACCAACCTATACCATACCAAGAACCGAAACGCAAATTTGCATCGGTTGAGGAAGCTGAATCCGAGCCACCATGAATCCAAACGTTCGAAGTTTTAACCACTCTTGTTGACCAACCTATATTAAATCCTTTGGTATTATTCATTGTCAAATCACCTGTCATAGTATCTCCGGTTACATTGACATATCTTCCATCAAGGTCGGACAGATGCAACCCATCAAGTAAATCCGCATTAAGATTACCTACAACAGTATTACTTGCCACAATAAATGGGGCAGTACCACTTGCTACGGTAGAAGTAAGCTGACCGCTCATGTTAATGCTACCGACACCTGTCATGTTTCCGCTTACATTGGCCGTACCATCAAATGACTGCCCCCATAAAGTCCTTGGGGTTTGCAGTTTTTTAGCAGCTTCAGAAGAGTTCTGCAAGTTTGCAAATCCAGGATTTACATAAGTGCTCCATGACGGTGCTTTTGTATCCGCCATGTATAGTGTTATATTCGTATTAGCCCCTCCGTTTCGGTCATGGCTGTATAACAGATTGGCTTGTATTATGGAATAGGTGCTTCCACCATAGCAGTATAGTTCTATATTTTTCTTTTCCGCATCATGATAGATACGTATGTTTGACCTATTGATATTGTATGATGCTATCAATAGACCTTGTACATATTCACCACCTCTAGTTCTGACAACCAACAGACCAAACAAATCGCTAAATGCTGAGTGAAGCACAAAGCAAACATCTGTCATTGTTTCCGTATTACGTATTGAGTACGTAGCTATTCTACACCATGCAGGTTCAGTACCCCCTACCGTACATCCGTATTTTATAAGGGCGTTTGATGTGCCGAACGCATGGTATCCGTCCAACAAATCAGCGTTCAAATTACTTACCTGCGTAGTGCTACTAACCATAAAAGGTGCTGTACCAGTTGCGACAGTCGACATGAATCTCGGTGCTCTTACATCATTTGGAGTGACACGTAAAACCAGCTTGTTGTTATGGTCTACTACACCAAACCCTGCACTTTCCGTACTGCTGCCTCTAAGGTTTCCTATATACCAGTATGTGTCATACCAGTTGAACCTTAACCCGTTTCTTATAGAAGTTAACCCACCATCATCGTTCCTGATAACTCCGTTATCCTTGTAGATATTGGTAATATCACAATTGTCCACTCCCTTGAATACGATTGAGCCGGAAGTGGAAGCGGACGTAAAGGTTCCAGTCATAGTATCGCCAGTCTTTTTCACCCATCTACCGTCCAATACGGAAGTAGGGATATGACTTGCGTCTATGATTTTACTTGAATCAGCCTTTTTCAATTCAGCCCACATAGCATCAGCGTCAAGTCCTCCCTGCCCAGCCATGTCGTATAGTTTCTTTATCGTGTACGCATTAAACGTATTGTCAAGGTCTGAATCGGAGAAGGTTGTGCCGTCAGTAAGGTTTGCGAAGCTGTAAACGGTATTTACAACACCGCTACCACCACCGCTACCACCTGTTTTCACACCAAGAGCAGATACCCAACCGTCCGAGTAGAATCCTACCGTGTTTCCGTCTGTTATATGCTTCACTCTCAGAGCCTTGTTTACAGAATCGTAAACAAGTTGGGCATCTCCTATCGTAATGGTATTTGTTGACACTGATGGTGCTTGAACATTTCCTGCCTTATTAATCCAAACAGCACCTTCCGTATTATTATGCCCATTCGGTCTTAGATTTATTTCGCCATTTCCAAAGCTAGCTAGTATTGTATGACCGTCTGAGTTTCTTAATACTACATTTGAATCAGTATATGTTATACCACCGTTATTGTTGAATACTATGTTCTGACTAAACGTTTTTCTTCCCGAAATAGTCTGAGCAGTAGTCAAGGTAACGGCATCAGTAATCCCGTACCCTGCCAAAGTGGTAGGATTATCACCAACTGTAACACGCCCGTAGGTGTCTACTGTAACTTTCGTATATGTACCAGCCTTCACCCCCGTGGTAGCTAGTGACAATGTGCGGTTTGCGGACAGGTTTCCACCTCCCGTAAGACCAGTTCCTGCACTTATCGTTATGGTCTTGTCCGCTTTCAGTGCAAGAAGTTCGGCTAGATTATCGCTTTCCGTAAGACCGTCAAGGAATGCTTCAAGTTCCTTCCATTTGTTGATAATGTTATCAGCATCGCTTCCTTCTAGGAAGTTGTTCAACTTGTTGCCTAACTGTGTTACGGTATTATTCAGCGTACCCAAGTCCTGTTGTCTAGCGAATGTTTCCCCGAATACGGCAGTAATGGTTTTTCCGTCAGAACTAAGTGTCATGTCTGTTACGGCATTTCCACTTCCCGACTGGGTGATGTTTTTTATACCACCACCTTCCTTCGCCATTTTCCAAATCTCGTTTATCGTGTACGCATTAAACGTATTGTCAAGGTCTGAATCGGAGAAGGTTGTGCCGAGATTGGAAAAACCATATACGTTTTTCACAAGTCCGTCACCACCGCTTCCTCCGCTTCCTCCAGGAGATACGCCTAAAGCGGAAATCCATCCTCTGGTATAGAAGCCTATTTCCGTATTTCCGTCCGCGTGCTCAAATGTTACTGCCTTGTTTACGGAATCATATATAATCTTTATATCGCCAACCTGCAACGCCTGTGTTTTTACCGTTCCGCTTATGTTGGCATCTACAGCATAAATATTCTCCCATCTCTTCGATTCAAGACCAAGTGTGGATGCGTTGTTCACGCTAGGAACTACATTTGCCGTAGACAACTGACCAGTAAATATCTTGCTTGCAGTAACTGTCTGTTCCGTATCAAGCGTTACAAATTTATTGTCAGGAAGATGGGATATGTGAATTTTCTTTGTCGGATCATCCTTTCCCAACTCCTGCCACAATTTGTCCGTATTCATTCCGCCTTCCTTGGCTAGCTTCCATATCTCGTTGATGGTATATGCGTTGAATGTATTGCTAAGGTTGGAATCGTCAAACGTCTTACCTAAATCGGCAAATCCGTACACGGCCTTAATCAGTCCGCCTTCTCCACCTCCCGGTTCTCCGCTACCACTCTGTGCGCCCAACGCTGATATCCATTGGTTTGTATAGAACGCTGACTTGCATCGTAACGCTTGGTTTGCTTCATCCCATTCAAACCATCCGTTGAACTTCTGAAACGATGCAATAAGGTCATTAAGAAGCTGCTCCGAAAAAATATTTGTTCCGCTTCCCGTACCACTTCCGCCTAATGTTACATTTGTCGTATTCTGTGTTGAAGCAGTCTGATTTTCCTGCGCCAGTCGCTCATAGAAAGACAGTATCTTTCTTCTTGCAATGGTGCATGAATATGACGGGAACATATTATCCTTGGAATATTTAATCTCCAAAGACTGTATCTGCAACTGCATATCCACTATCTGACCGTTATCAGAGAAATCGAACACGCCTATTCCATCATCCCTTACCTTTAGCATATTTCCTTCTATGAAGTCAATGAAAAGGTTAGGATGCTCTGCGACAAATCCGCTAGATATGTCAAGTGAAACGGTTCGGTTCTCATGGTCATATCTTGACAGGTAGTCAAGAGCCGCCTTTTCAAGCGTGTTCTCAGCCATTGTCACATAAGATTCGGGCATGACGATATTCAGAATGACAAACTCCGTTCCTGCTGCAATTGAAGGAGATTTACCATCCGTATAAAGCGGAAGTTTGGCATTGTCGCTATCTGTTCTGTAACATGATATTTTATATCGTGCTCCCTTGTTGAACATAGCAACATCATCTTCCGTTTCTCCCGTATCACCGTTTACTTCACCGTAAAGAGGAATAATACCGTTTTTGTTTATCTTAAATTCTGTTCCCGTATAAGTTCCTGTACGCATACTGAACACCGCATCCGTCACAGAAGCGTATTTGTAATAGAACCTGTCCTGTGAACCGTCCTGATTACCGAAATGTATGTTGCAGGTCATTTCCTCACTAAATCCGATCTTACAGCTTCCGGCAGGAACGTCAGAATCAAACGTGAACTCAACACGTATGGTGACTGTCGTATTCTGACCTTTTTCTATATATCCTACAAGAGCGGTCTTGTCGTAAGGTATTTCAAGCATACCAGTAGCACCTTCCTCTCCGATAACAACCTCTTTCAAAGGAGAAGCCTGACCCAATACACGGTTCGTAACCATACGTAGATTAATCTTCACCTTTTTCCCTACAGCATCACTTCCTATAGGTAATATACTGAAAAGCATCTTCCCGGAGAATGTGGCAGTAACCTTTACAGGCTGGTCATAATATGCCCTTGTACCATATATATCAAAACTCTCAAAATCCCTGTACTTGTCAAACATAGCATGGGGCTTGTACTGGGGCTGCACGTTGTCATTTATCTTGTCGGATGAATCACCGTCCTCATATACCTTGTACCCTAGGTTGAATCCGGGAGAGGTCATATAAATGAAGAAACTGTCACTATCATCACTCTTTATAGGAGTAGAACCGATAATCTTGTCTATCCGTGTTGCTGCGCTCGCTCCCTCGCCTGCCACCTTGCCCGATTGAGGATCGGGTTCTCCATCCGCCTTGTATGTATCCCATTCGGGAAGTCCTGACGGGTACAAATCACCAAGTTTTTTTCCTCTGATAGAAGGATATATTCCACTGAATGTGTTTGATATGGTTTTCCCTCTCACACCATAATTCTTCAATCCGTATTCGCTGTCAATATAATATCTTATATTTCCTGCGGAATCATTCGGAAGAAGGATATACGGGCAATAACGTGATTCATCGGCAGGCTTAGCGCCCTTCTTGTATTCGGGCGGAACGTTTCTACTTCCGCCTTGTGGTATGATTCTGGTTATAACAGGTGTGCTTGTGTCTACGGAAGAGGAAACCTTTACAGCACCTCCACCGTCACCCTGCTTGAATGTCCAGTTTACGGACGGCCTTGTCTTGTCCGTAATGGTTATTATCCCACCGTTCGCTGTCGTTGAGAAGTAATAATTGAGATAAAACTTGTCATAGAAGTTCTTCAATGCTTCAAACAGGTTGGTGCCATCGGTTATGTCAATCATATCCTCTGTCAGTTCGCCTTCCGCATCCACATTCAATGTCCATGTTCCAATGCCTGTATATCCCACACCCAAAGAAGCATTGTAAGATTCTATATTTGCTTCTATACGTGCGGCAAGCTGTTTTGCATCACCCCAAAACTGGAACAGACCGCCATGTGTGTATCTTATCTTGTTTATCTCACCGCCTGTTCCGCTTACTATGTCAAGGAATGCCACATTCTGCAACAATACTTCCTTACCGTAAAACAGAAGGGAGTATTTGTATTTTCCTGCTTCGTTAAGATTATCTCCCGATGGGGCTTGGTACAGGATGAATGTATTACCGTTATATACGACTGTATCGTATTCCGATTCACTCTTTGAGTTGTATGCCTTGAACTCTATCGGAACAACGGAAACGACTTCACAAGTCAATTTTCTCACTTCCTGCAAAGACGGGCTGTATGAAAAATCAGCACTCTCCGCAATAACCCTATTTCCTCTTTTAATCTGTAAAATCATTGGTCTTTAAAGCGTTGGTTGGTCAATACTGAAATTTAACGAAAATGTATAGGCGGACACAAGTCGGTCCGGGTTCTGCAAGTCCTGAACGTCCTGATAACTCAACTTTGCACCTGTTTCAAAACCCGTGCATCTTATCACCTGCTTTGCCGATTCTCCCCATATATCGTTCCATATAGAGAATGAGGATGAACCGTATGGCGTACCGGGAGTGGCAGGTATCACATTGGTTATATATGAATAGAACGAACGGATATTCGTCTTTACCGTTTCCACATCTCCCAAAGCGGCAAATGTTATGCTTCCTTCCGTTGGCTGGTAAACAGGCGTGACAGGTTCGTACACCTTCTGACCGTTCTTGTCATACCATTTTTCGGCATAGGCTTCCTTTCTTGTCGGCAAATCCCATAATCCCTTGCTTTCAAGTATATACAGCCTGTATGTGGCATACAAATCCTTTGCCGTATCGCTTCCTTTCTTTATAAAATATTTAGATATAGCCATTCGTGTACATTGTTTATTAGTGCAAAAATAACAAAAATAGTATTAGAAACCATCTAACTTTAAAAAATAATTCATTATATTTGCATCATAATCGGTGCTTTGGATGAGTGGTTTAGTCAACGGTCTGCAAAACCGACAACAGCGGTTCGATTCCGCTAAGCACCTCAAGTGATTGGATTTTTTTTGTTTATAATCAAACTGGAACGCCCTGCCAACTGTGAAGCTAGCAGGGCGTTTGTTTTAGTCAATTATAACCTTTATCGCATTTCCGCCTGACCTTGGGGCAATGGAAACGACACTTAGAAGTGCTGTCTTTATCGCCATAGTTGCGGCAAGCTGCTGCTTGAGAACTTCAAGCTGTGCCAGTTGTATGACTGTCATGTTAGTTCCTCCCGTTCCTGCCGAACCACCGTTAAGCGATACCAACTGACGGAGAAGATCGCTTTGGACAACCATTTCGTATCTCATCCCGTTAAGATAACCCAATGCCTGGTTGAATGTATTCTCGTCAACTCCTGCAATGGCATTGGACAGGCCTTCCGCGTTCTCTTCCGTTTCGGTAAGCATTCCGCCTAGGGCGTTGTTTATCTCATTGACTACACCCCCGGCTTCCGCAAAGGCTGATTCCAATGAACCCATTACATTTCCTAGTATTATAAGTTCATCCTTGTCTATCTTGTTGTCCGCAAACATACCACCTTTACCGTCCGCTCCAAATAATGTAGTCTGTACCTGTTGCATTGCCTTTTCTATGTACTGCTGCTGAACCCAGCTTTTAACAACATCTCTCATAACGTCCGCTACGGTATCCTTGTATGCCTTGGCTGCGTCCTCTCCTTTCAGCCATGCTTCGACAAGAGCGTCACCTATCTGACTAGCCCAGCCTTTCAAGTCAATACTATACAACTCACTGGCAAGTGTTTCTGAATAATATCTTATTTCGTACTCTAATTCCTTTATGGTTTGTTTGTATTCTTCTACCTTTTCTCTATCGGGATCTTTCTTTTTTTGTTCGGAAGCAAGAATATCCTTTTGAATCTGCAACTGTTCTTTTAGGTTGGAAACCTGTTGAGATGTAACCTCATCAAGTCTTTCCGGGTCTATAATGTGATCAAATTCTTTTTCGAGCATATTATAGATATTGGTCAGTTTTTTAGCTTCAAACTGTAAGTTTTCTATATGCTTTTGGAGCCTTTTGTCATGCTGTCTGTTAAATGTAGCGATAACATCAAGAGGCATGGATATTGCCGAGCCTATCGCACCTGCAAAATCACCGCTTTTGAATGAATCCCATGATTTCTTCACGCCTTCATTCATAACTCCCATAACTTCCGAAAACTGGTTCATCTCACGCATGAAACCGCTGTCAGTATCCTTACCCATAGAATCCATAAGGTTGGACACGGATGCGATTATCTGCTGCATGGCTTTTATGGCATTGTATATGTTGGTTATGATAAAGTCGATAAGATTCACCGTCTGCAAAGCGTTCTGTGCCGCAGCCATCATTCCTTTACCAGTCTTGACAGCTTCCTGTCCGCTCTTGTATCTTGATTCGGCTTCCGACTTGGCACTCAAAGCGGCATTGGCAGCTTCTTCATCACCGTTCTTCATCGCGTCCTCGTATGCTTTGGAAGCATTTTCTATGTCAGCCATAGCCTGTTGCATATCATTCATGCCTGCCATCATCTTTGACTTTCCTGCATCATAACGCTTGTTGTACAGACCTTCAATACCATCTTTCATGTATGTTTGCAAGTCAGACTGATTGTTCTTCATCATCTTCTCTATCTGCTTGTCCACGCGTTCAAGTTCTTTCATGTACTCTCTTGCACTGATAGCACCCGATCTGAATGCACTATTAAGCATTTCCCTTGTCTTGTCAGCTACAGTATTTGCAGCTTCCATAGACATTGCTTCCACCGCACCGAAGAAGTTTTGATAGTCGGTAGTCAACTTAAACAAGTCCATCTCTTCGCTTTTCTGCAATGCGGAAGTCAAGGATGTATTACCCATTCCTTCTGCGGTTGCGATCTTTTTACGGTACTTTTCTCTGATAATATCCACCTGGGTATAATAATCTCCATATTCAGCCAAATCATTAGCATATTGTCTAGCCATCTCACCGAAATAGCCTTTCCATGCGTCAATCATACCTTGGATAACTTGTTTCTGTTCATCACCTATATTCTTATTCCCCTTAATAGCCTCCTGTACCTGATTGATATACTGGTTCATTGAGGTGAATGAAGATGTGTCGGGCACGACAGAAACGCCAAGGTCAAGATTCATTCCTGCCAATGCGGATTGCAAATTGTTATATATACCTGCTGCAAAACTTTCAGCCATGGTAGATGTGTCACCGCTGAATTGAACGGCAAGGTCTAAGGCAAGGTCTGAATCACCCGTTATCCCAAGTATGTCACTGTAAAAGTCATACTTGTTCTTGTATCTGTCAAACTCATCCGTAATTCTTTTCATCACCTTCTTGGCTGCTTCAACATAAATTTCAGAGGACAATTCGGCAGCTTTCCTTGCGTTCTTGACCGCATCCTGTGGAACACGTGTTTCCAATTCCTTTGCAGCCTTGTTGTAATTGTCAACAATAGCCTGTTTGTCATATACAATATCCACGCCAAGTTTTAACGCCTGTGAACCGTATATGGCTTCAATCTGCTTTTTAGCTTCTTCCTTACCTATGTTAATGCTCAAATCCTTGAACTTGGAATAGGCGGATTCAAGCAATGACAACCTGTTTTTCCAAAGGTCAGCAAGAGGATCTCTTTTCTTCCTTTCCTTCTTCTGCTTTTCCAGTTCAAGGTTGAATCGTTTTGCTGTTCCCGTAGCCTTTGACATCGCTTCGTTGGCAGCGTTAATCTCATATACCGTCTGTTGTACTTGCTCGGCTTCATAAGGGCTTACAATTCCTGTAATTTGATACTCATCTCCAAGTTTCTTGACCTTTCCTTGGCTAACATACATATCAATGGTGCGCTGTAAATTTTCTATTGAACTTTTGGCGTCTTTATATTCCTGTTTTACCGATTTAAAGTAATCCTCCATAGATTTCACATCGGCAGCCTTTATAGCAATAGTCCATTTATGCCCTGTAATTTCGTCAAGAGATTTTTTCCATCCCGTCAATCCTTCTTGTGCTTCCTTATCGTCAAGTTCTATTTTAACAGCATATTTTTTGTCAATAAATTCATTAAACAATTTTTTAGCATTCTCCCCAAGTTCGCTAGTTGTGGCAAAATTTTCAGATTGAATCCTTATAAAGTCCTTTTGAGCATCATTTAATTTATTTACATCAATACCTACAAATACTTTTTTCAGTTCTTTCTCAAGACTGTTTGCAAAAACATTAAATGATTTTTCAAGTTCTTCAGTTTCGCCCATTATACCCATCCTCAACTTCTCATACTCCTTCAACAATTCCTCACTGTCAAAATGGGCTTTGTTCTTGAATATTTCAAATGTCCGTGCATCTCCTGACGTTTCAGCCAAAGAACGTATCTTCTCTACAATAGTAGCTGCCGAAGCCCCTTTGTTTATCAGTTCGGTAAGTTCGTTTCTCCATTCCTTAGTACCCTTACCCATGTTTATAATCTCCTTGGATGCCTGTACTATCTGACCACGAAACTCTTCTATATCCTTACTTGCCGAAGTGAGTTTTACAGACGATTCCTCGTAATCTTTAAGCATATCAGAGAATGAATCTCCAAATACACCCGTAGATGTTGCCTTATCCGCCTTAAACATTATATCCGCATTTTCGGCAGCGCGCTTATAAACCTGCTCTAGTTCCGATGCTGACTTTTGCAGATATTCCACACGTGATTTCTGATCATCTATCTTCTTGCTATTTTGTACTATATACTGCCCCATATTGCCATATTTAGACAATACTCCAGTAAGCGTTTCCTCATATGACTGCAACTGTTTCGTGTCAAGCTGTTCAAGGTTTTCCGGGGTAAGTTTATCGAAGTTTATCTTGTCAAGGTCTTTTTGCAAATCACTGTATGATTCACGGAAAGACTTTGCACTATCCTTTATCTTCTGATTGAACTCTTCCGAACGTGCAGACATGATATGAAACGCTTCCGCTACAAGTCCTGCAACGGTAAGTATTGTCATAAGAGGATTAGCCTTTATTGTAAGCCACAATGTTTTCAATGAATTTGTCAAACCGAATGTTGCCAGTTTGAATCTGTTCATCAACATTGTAGTTTTTGTCATAGACAACATTCTTGCAGCTTCCGCACCTGTCAGTTTAAGTTCGGTGACAAGAAGATGCCGTTCAGCCTGTGTCAGCATATTCGTGGCAAGAATACGTTTTGCCATCTCTGCCGACATCTTTCCCGAATTAACGGCAGCAGCTATCTCTACGGCAGACAGCTTGGATGCTGTCGCTATCTTCCATCTCTCGGCAGTAGTTAGCGTTCTATACATTGCAGCCTGTTTAAGTAACTGTGCTTCCCGTAATTTTTCAGCCTTAATTGCATTAGTTGTTGCGACAACCTCTTTACCGAGCATAGCTGTTCTAGCTAGCTGTAATCCCTTTAATGCGGCATATCCTACAGCAACGCCCTCTATTGCCTTAGAGAAATATCTCCAGTTGTTCATTGCATCGGTTATGCTTCCCACAATTCCTTTCAGAACGGAATCATTCGCCTCGCCTATGTCATTCATCATAATCTTGTATGAATCGGCAAGGTTACTTACCATACCTTTCAAAGATGCGGCTTGTATTTCCTGCATCTTGTAGAACATACCACCATCTTCCGTCATTGTGGTAAACATCTCCCGAATATACTCGAACGGAATCTGACGTGTTGATATGGCGTTGAACACATCATCAGTAGTTTGAGCCACGCCTCTTACTTCTTCCAGTTTTTTTCTCAATGAATCCAATGCAGGAATACCGGCCTCTGTCAACTGGCGTAATTCCTGCCCCCTTAACACACCTGCGCTTCTTATCTGACCATAGGCAAGAATGATACGTCCCATATCAACGCCAAGACCTGCGGAAACGTCCGCAAGACTTTTCATTGTACCGTACAATTCGTTGACAGGTATCTGAAATGCAGCAAGCTGTTTGGTATATCCAACCAAATCGCTGAACTGGAAAGGAGATATTACAGCAAGACCCTTAATCTGACTGAATATCTGGTCAGCCCGCCTTGCATCTTGTATGATAGCACGTAATGAAACTTGTTGCAACTCAAACTCACCCCTAATATTAACAAGCTCCTGGAACATATCTCTGAAAAAGTAAAACCCTGCGTAAGTCTTCAAAGTGTTCACGAACTCACGCATCATGCGGCTTTGCTTTGTCAATTCTTCTGTAAATTCTTTAGAGCTTGCAGCATTTTTCTGATTGGTTTGCTGCATCTTCACTCCATAGGCTGTCGCTTCATTGACAAATTTGTTATGCTCCTGTATCTTTCTGTTAAGAAGAGTAAGGGTGCGGTTATAGTTCGCATCAGTCGTATTAAGAGCATTTCGCCTGTTAGTCAATTCAGAAATAAGATTATTAGCCTGATTGATAGATGTTGGATTGATATTAAGCAATTCATTAGTTGACGTTTGTTTCAAAGACGATTGCAATTTTTCCAATCTACCTTGTAATCTTTGAATAAGAGTATCAGCCTTTGTTACTTGACTGCTATTTAAGGGTATTTCAACCTTAAATTTAGTCAACAGTTCTAGACGTTTCTGTATAGCTGCTATCTTCCTATTCAAGTCTTCTGCACTCCCTTCCGGCATACCAAGTGCAAGACCTGACTGACCTGACAAAAATTGAAGATATCTCTGATTGGCTTGCTGCATTCTTCTGTTTGCCTGTTCTTGTTTTGCAGCCTGTCTATCCATTTCTTTTGTCCTTGCAATCTCCATCTCATATTGCTGACGTAGAAGATTAAGCTCCCTTTCATCAGTAATAGACAATTTAGGCGCACTATTTGCTGTAAGGGAATATGCAGTTTTCAGTCTATTCAGTTCAGATACAAGATCGTTTATTGCTTTCTTTTGACTTTCAAGATTTGCTTTTCTTGTAGACATACCTTTATCTCCACCTGTATTACCAAGGTTACGGTAAGTCTTTTCTAATCTGTCATACTCCCTTGTAGCTTCAACTATTTTATTTGATAAATTTTCGATTTGGACAAGCATGTCCATTTTCTTATTTGATTTACCATTTCCTACTTTAGATGCGCTTTCATTTGCATTCTTTATTTTTTCAGCTACTTCTGACAATTGTTTGTTAATCTTACCAATATCAGTCAATACAGGCTTGAAGGACATTTCCTGATTGAAAGTGTCCTGTAACTTCTTCTGTATGTCTTTTATCTGTTTGTCAAGACCTGAATCATCTAGTCCTATCTTGAATTTTAATGCTCCTAAATCAATATCAGCCATGATATATAATTATTAATGGTATTAAGGAATAAATTGACACCATTATAAATGGTTATACTTGTTCTATTTTCAAGTTGCTAAAATAGCTAAAAAAAATCAAAATAACAAAAAGATAATATATTTATAATATATTAACATGTATTTTTTTCTATTGTAATTACAATATTGTATATTTGCATTGTCAATAATAGGAGGATATTATGTCTAACATATTATAATTCCTTTTACTGGCAAAACATAATACTGGTAAATATACATAATTGCCCTAACTTCATGAAACTAGTAGAACGTCACATAATCCACAGATCCGATAAGCGTTATGCAGAATTGGATGATATATTATATAAGTGTAAGAACTTGTATAATACTGGATTATATCACGTTAGACAGCACTTCTTCATGGAGAAAGAAGAACATAAGTACCTTAATTACTATGAACTGGATAAGAAGCTAAGAAGTGAAAACAATTGTGATTATCGCGCACTACCTACATCCGTATCACAACAGGTACTAATGTTGGTTGACCATAACTTTAAATCATTTTTTAAGCTACTAAGGAAAAAGAAGGAGGGAAAATACACAGAGAAAATACATATTCCTAAATATTTAGATAAACAGGGTAGGTTTATAGCCATATTTACCACAACATCCTTATCAACAAAGAGAGAAAAAGGCATTATAAAACTACCAAAACAATACACCTTTACTGCTACAACCAAACAAAATAATATACAGCAGGTACGGTTTGTTCCAAAGGCTAACCATATAGTAATGGAAGTGGTATATAACAGACAAGAAAAGGAAATGATGCCAGACAACGGACGGTACATGGGAATTGATTTGGGAATAAACAACCTGTCCACATGTGCTACAAACACAGGATTTGCATTTATTATTAATGGTAAACCAGTAAAGGCAATAAACCAGTATTACAATAAGAAAATAGCATATCTACGTAGCAGGATTAAGACAGATTCATCAAAACGAATTAAGCGAACTACAGAAAAACGAAACAGACGAATTTCTGACTATATACACAAAGCATCTAGGATAATAATCAATCATGCAGTTTCCAACAATATCAATACTATTGTCATTGGTTACAATAAAGGATGGAAACAAGAGGTTAATATCGGGAAGGTAAACAATCAGAAATTTGTCGCAATACCTTTCAAACAACTTATAGAAATGATTAGATACAAAGCACAATTGAAAGGAATAAACGTCATAATAACGGAAGAAAGTTATACTAGCAAATGTAGCTTTATTGATAAGGAAAAAATATGCAAGCATAGAGAATACATAGGTGAACGCACTAAGAGAGGAATGTTTGTTTCTCCCCAATGGGAAATAAATGCTGATGTAAATGCTGCACTTAATATCATAAGGAAAAAAGTATCCGACGAGGCGGTTTATACGCTAATCGGTAGAGGGAAATGGCAATTCCCAACGCGAATTAATTGCGCGTAAAGTTTACGATTAATTTTAGTAGAACATTGCTTTAGTATTTTTTAACACATTAAAAATAGTAAATAAAGCCAATTATACTATCTTTGCATTGACTAATTTTTATAACTATGGCTGTAGAAGAAAACAAAGTAACGCTAGTAGGCGTAAATAGTGCTAGTGTCATGTTCAGTAATGATGCTAATAATGAAAAACAGTATAAAGTAAAAGCAAATGTAAACGTATCAGATGGCACTAACATCAATTCATTTGATGGCGGAGAAGTGAAATCTCTTGAGTCGGAAAATATGTTAGCGACTTTTTATTTCAACCAGGGAGGAGGTATAAATATAAACTACAATGACCACCCGGAATTGGATACCCAGATCGCTATAATTACCATTATCAACTCCTTTGTTACCGATGTAAAAAGCTACATCAATCAAAAAGGAATATCAACAGTTTCGTTTTAAAAGAAGAAGATATGACAAATCAAGAAATGTTTTTAAAGAGATTAACTCTCTTGAATATCCCTCTATCATTAGGAGATAAGGAACTTCCATCAGAACTGAAAGCAAAAATCATGCTTATGCGTGTCGCTTACGACAAAGCTGCAAAAGCATTCGATGATGATATGCAACAGGTTCTTAAAGAAATAAAGAAGGAAGGATATGACGAGCGCGCACAGAAAATCAATCACATGAAAGAGATTGACGGAAAGGAAGATGCGACAAAAGAGGAAAAGAAAGAAGCGGATGAAATCAGAAAGACAGAAGAAGATTTTAACAAGGAAACAGAAGAGCTGAATAAAGCATACTCCGAAGCATACCAAGAGAAAATGAAAGAGGAATGTGATATGAAGCCTAGAAAATTCGCTTTTGAAGGATTCGCTAAAATCATTGAACTTATTGGTACTGACGGTGCAATTAAAGTGAAATGGAACTCTCCCGAAGCATTGGAAATACCGAAGGAGGAATTTATCTCGCTTATCGCAACAAACTTGGTAGATGAATAAGCCGTTTTCTATATTGCTATTTTTTTTGTTACTGTCGTGTTCTTGTTCACGCAAGCTACTTCCATCTTCGACAAATACAACCATAGTAGACCACAACACGACAGTAACGGAAAGAGTAGTATGGCAATCAAAAATAATAACTCTTCCAACAGAGCATATACAACATACAACATTTGAAGATAGTTCACACTTGGAAACATCATTAGCCGTATCAGACGCTAAAATAATGTCGGATGGTAGGCTTTTTCATAGTTTGAAAAACAAGAAAGACTTTCTACAAGACAGTATTCCATCTTTGGAAAAAGAAACGGTAGTGACGAAAGATTCTATAATAACCGTAGAGAAAATTGTAGAAGTAAAGGTAGAAAAGGAATTGTCTAAATGGCAAAAAATACTAATCAATCTTGGATACATAGGTATCGGTTTCATATTGTTTTCAGGTTACAAAATAGCCCGAAAGTTCGTGTAACTTTTGGGCTTATTTTATTGGGGATTGATAAAATTTATGGAGCGTAATCTTCAACCATATTATAGGTGGTATTTACCCCTGTGGCTCTTGCTGCAATATAATAATCATAAGAAAAATCTCTACTAACATTAAAGGAATACATAGATGATCTATATGTTCCTTTTGCCGGAACCTGTGCAATAAGTCCTGTAAGTAATGAACCAGCATTTTCTCCAGCTTCTGGAACTGTTCTTGTCCTCATTAACACAAGAACTATACCACGTATAGTAACAGCAGACCCACTATTATTTGTTATAATGAAGTTGTACGTAATTTGGTTATTAGAAGAGTTCCATGTACCGAATGCTTCTATCACGTATAGAGATCCAGCTGCATGAATAGTCATTGTTTTTGGTGTTACTGGAATAGGTATGTATATTCCTTGTTTTAATTCATCATCTACTCCTATTTTATTAGATGACAAGAAAAAAGATACTTTCCATTTACCTACATAACCACCTATATTTAACAACCTTATAGATACTGAATCAGTAAACATACTTTCAGATGTTACTAAAAGGTATCTAGTATTTTGTAAAAGTCCTACCCCTGCATACATTTCAGAAAATGGAGTTCCTTGATAGCTTAAATAGGATAGCAAAATGTTATCATCATTATCTGTTGTCTGTTCAAGTTGTATTTCTAGATTATTAGATGTGTCCAAATATACATCTGATGGAACGTTATCTCCAAAAGGAACTATAGCATTATGATTATATCCGTTGAAATCCAATATCCGATAAGGTGCTGAATCTCCACCAGTAGGAGCATTATATCCCCAGTCTACACCATCAAAAAGGTCTTTTAGAAATCCGCTATTAAGCGTTCCTGGCGACATGTATCCCACTACACTTAGACCACATAAACCATCATTAGCTTTCCAATAATCAGAACGATAATCTAAGTATGGTTGCCTCACAGGTTTATATTTACTCCATTTATTTATTTTCCCATGCGTATTTGCACACGCATATCCCAAATCATAACCATCACTAGTAGGACCGATACCTAGAGTAGG